ATTAAATAAAATCATTTATATTTGTGATGTTATTATATAATCAAAAAAAAATGATATGAGTACAAAATTAAGACAAATTATTGAGTCAATAGTTGATCGAAAAGTTCGTAGCTTAAATGAAAACAATAAAATAGTATATTCCGCCATCGCACGTAATGAAATGTCTGATGCTGATATAGATTTTATGAATCGTATTATAAAAATTATTAATGATGTTAAATCGAATTCAACAACTATAGAAGATATAAATGTGTCATATGATCCACATTGGAAGATCGTCAAGGCAGTTGTAACATTAAGCGATCCTAATTATACTTGGAACGATATAGGAGATTTAGAGCCGAATGGGAAAGTTCAAAACGGTGATTTATTTGATGAGTTTCGTAAAAAAATGTCAAGCCTTGGATTATTGAAACAATTGGATCACGATTTGATGAAGCCATATTTGTGGAAACCGGAACTTTATATAAATTTTAGACTAGATAAATCATACCAACCAGAAACTGTTCGATCTTATGACTATTTATTGCCTAAATATAATAAATTAATTAAATCACTACGAAGCAAACAAATTGATTGCTCAGTTTATTTAATTGTAAACAATGATGATGGAGTGGCCAAGATTAATATCGATTTATATAGAAATTATTCCGACGAAAAATCAGACCAGACACACCAAGCTGCATTAGACGCTGGATTAAAAAAGGACGAATATGGTGTTCAAGGATCAGGTTTCGGAGCCGGAGCTCTAAAAGACGACCGAGGAGTTGAAGAATACGATGTTATTAGATAAGCATGGGTTTTCATAAATATATGTTTAAATGGAGTAACCAAAAGTTACTCTTTTTTTATCTCCCAAAAAACTATTTATTAGACAGGTGTGCCAAAACAAGGACTGAATGTTTAATATTAGCAAAATTTCAAAAGACACTACAATTTATCAACATTTACCCGAATTAAATGCGGGGAATGATCCACAATTAGAATTAATTAAGTACCGGGTTGGAGATATCATACCTACTCAAGGTTTTGAATTCCAAGAATGGCCTACTACTTCGGTATCACGGATTTTATTAGATATTGACATATCAAATCTATCTGTAGGTGAACATAGATTGATTATGCATGTTTCAACTATGACTGAATTAACGTCAAAGCAAATTGACATTAAAATTTCTCGAATTTTAGATGTTTGGCAAGAAGGATTTGGTAATCGTAATGATTTTCCACATGTAAATTCAGGAGCAACGTGGATATCAACAGGTAGTACCATATGGTCTAATCCATATTTATCTGCCGCAGATTCATTATTGCATACTATTCAGTCAACGGACGATATAATTAATGTTGATATATCAAATTTAATTAATTATGGTATAGAACATCCAGAAGAATGGAATGGATTGGCGATTTCGTTTGCCGATGAAGACAACGATTCAACTAAGTATGAAATACGCTTTTACGGATCGGACACCCAGAGCATTTATGAACCATCTCTGATATCATACTATGCAGATGCAGTATATACAGGACCATTTAATCCAACAATGCAATTCGATCCGTTGAATTATGATATAACAGTTCAAAATATTAAGCCACGATACCAATCTGGGTTAGATACTGTCTTATTTAAGGTCAAATGTACTAAGTTAGTCGACACGAAAACTTATAATTCGACACTACTTAATCCTGCAGAATATAATATTACAGCATTCTTTCAGATTGTTGATTCTGTCACAGGCAAGGTAGTGGTGCCATTCAACGAAATAGGTACGAGGCTTCAAAAAACTAATATTGGATATGTAATTAAATTTGATACTTCTAATATTATACCTAACCGCTATTATACAATTCAAATACGAATTACATACAATGAAGACAATTTTATTTACGATAATAATTTAAATTTCTTAATTCAGTGAAATATACAACAGATACACACCAACTAATTATTTCCGATGATATTATGCAACGGAATTATAGTAATTTTTTGTCTTATGAAAATGGAAAAACCAAATGTCAGATAAACTATGAAATGACCTTTGAACCTAATCAACCTAAAGCTTTCATATTCTTTACAGACGCAACTGTTTCTATATATGAACCTTATATATTATCCGAAGGAGATATATTTACAGCCATTAATGATAATAATGTAACATATATTATAGAAAATTCAATACCGGTTGAAATTCCAAATGCTAAGACATTAGATGTACTGTTATTTAAACGTGGATTGACACGTGATAATATTAAAAGATTAGAAGATTCTGAAATAGTTGATATTATTGCGTTTAAAAACGGAACACTTGAGAATCCTATTGCTGTCACACTGTCATCGAAAATAAAGATTAAGGATGATGTAAAAAAAGCTTCAAGTGGTGGAGGTGGAGGTGGATCAACACCGCCGAAACTTGAATCTAAGGAGAATGAATGGACACCAGATATGGAATTAACGACAATATCTGAACAGTATGCTGAGTTGTCCAGTACAGCAGCATCAGCTGATTCATTATTAAATGATTCATTAGAACAAATAAATAGTGTTATGGACGTTGCTATAGCTGATGCTCAATCTTCAAAGGCAGAAGCTGATGCCGCAAAGGCAACCGCGGAAGCATCAAAAGCTGCATCAGAAGCAGCAATTGCAGAAGCCGAAGCTTCAAAGGCAGAAGCCGAAGCAACCCAAGCAGAATACGAATACAAAATGGCAACTACATGAAACAATACATAAATTATGAATCAATATTAGGATTTAATGAATCGATAGCTGGGGTAACAACTGACTATAAAAATAGTAATTGGGTTAATGTTAAATTTAGCCCCGATGATTCGGTTTTTACAAATATTAATATATTTACAAACCGTGGAGATTATATAGGTTCGGATGATTCACCTGCATATAAATTGGATGTATCATCTGGTGAAATCTTATACGATTTGAAACCAACATTTGAAAAATTCTCAATAAGCAATGGATCTTATAAGCTTGGATTTTCTACTTTTAATTTCATTGCAGCTTGTACCATATTAGAAACTTCGCCGGATCAAACTGAATTTAAGTTAAATAAATTATCGGCAAAACTCATACTACCTAATGCAAATTATAGTCTTAGATTTGCAGGTTATATATATAGAATTAATAATATTAAATCCGATGATTTATATACTTACATTAAAACTGAGACAAATGTAATTTATAATGGCGAGCCAGCTTACATTGTTCAAGATTATACTTCTGAAATATTTGAGACCGTTAATATATTTAATCCAATGGCAATATCTCCAAGCCGAAAGATTAAAGGTCCTAAATTTGATATTGATGCAGATTCAACTGACACTGAAATGTCTGTATTTAAATGTTGGACAGATTTGTTAGCAACTGACCAAACGACGTCACAAAATATAATAGATTTGATGTTTAACTCAGATAATTCCGTTACATTAAATATTGATTGGACTAATTTTCAAAATTATATATTTTATTCTAAGGCAGAAAGCAGATTAAATATTTTTTATGAAAAAATTAAATTAATTGAAACATTTAATGCAAAAATAGATGAAATCAATTCTATAGCAGGATCAGCAGATACAGTTACACAATATAAAGATTCAATAAAAAAGATTATCATAAATTTTGATGCTTTTGAACGGTATTTATACTTCCAAACTGACGAGAAGATCTTTACTCATGATATTATAGGACCAGTCAAACCGTGGCCTAAACAGTTAATTGGCAATGCTACTACATTATTGTCGAGTACTCATGCTACTACGATATCATGGTTTAACAATTTAATTACACTTGCACACGAATACGACCGACAAAATACCAGGTCTCTATGGTATAGTATTCCCGAACATGTATTGATGGACGATGGGAATTCACAATATATTTTATTCATTGAAATGATTGGTCAACATTTTGATAATATTTGGTTATATACCAATGCGTTAACTGAAATCCATAACAAGGATGAACATCCAGATCGTGGACCTGCTAAAGAATTATTGACATCAATTGCAGAATCATTTGGGTGGAAATTGGCTAATAATCGAAACCTAACTGATCTTTGGCTCTATAAGCTTGGAGTTGACAGTAATGGCAACGAATTGGGCGTAGATAATATGCTAACACACGAATCACAGAGTCAACAAGTTTGGAGGCGGATAATTAATAATTTGCCATATTTGTTGAAGACAAAGGGTACATATCGTTCAATTTCTGCACTGATGTCAATATATGGCATACCGTCTACCTTAATATCTACCAAAGAATATGGTGGAACAGAATTCAATGATACTCCTATACACATTGAGGATCGATACCATTATAAGTTGTATATGGGTATGGACATGGATCGAAAATTAGATTTTACATATTCACGTGGGCAAGAATTAATTGAATCATCTTGTAAAACAATAATTTCAAACACTGATTTTACGAATGGATTATTGGGTTGGGATATTTCACTAATAGGTTGGGATTTTCCAGAATTAATAGATGCAGAAAGTGGTAACGCGCAAAATATTCCCGTTGGCACTAAAATCTTGATATTAAATTCATCTGAAACAAATGTATCGACTAAATTAACAGGATTACAAATTGGAAAACGATATGAAGTAACATTCAATTCATATTCTCCATCCAACGCAATTTTAAATGTTGAAATTAACCAGGAAAATACAGTTGTTGATGTTAGTTCAACGCCTAATGTTTATAATATTAGTTTCATTGCAACAACCGAGACAGGAATTTTAGAATTCATTTCTGTGGACCCTAATATATGGATATGGGGAATTTCAACATCCCAAATATCCTATCCACAAAGATTTGTCGACACTATCGAATTTAGATTTCAACATAATATGCCCGAAGAAGGTGATTTGTGTGTCTTTACATCCACAGATCCAGGCAACATCGATTTCTTTAATGAAATTAATATTAATTTTGCGTATGTTGATGATAAACATAGATTGCTTCGATTTACTATAAATAATTGGGTTACCGGAGAAACGATTCACGAATCTGATTTAATTCCATACTCAACTGACGAATTTTATACCTTTAGAATTTATAAAGATTTAAGCGATCAACAATTATTTAGATATAACCTTGCTATGGCAGGTGATTCACTATTTGGTGATATTAAACATGAAGTTCAAGGTGAATTTAGAAATAATGAGTTGTTAAATAATGCTTATGAACATGTATTAATGGTTAAATTTAATGGATGGTTTCAAGGTTATAAGGATTATTTTGACACCTATTCTTATAAGACATTTTGTGAGCATGTATTAAATCCCGGATCGTATTCAACAGACGATTTTAATGGACCATATAACACATTAAATTCATATTATCCATTTGGATTAGATTTACAAAAATTTACACATGTTGATACACATACATCATCGCAGCCAAATCGAAATTATTTTGAAACAACTGGATTAACATTATCAGGATTTAGTTCAGTAGATCAAAATTTAAATTATGACAATGATGTTGAAACTTATTATATAGATTCTCCAATGATTGGAGGATACAACATATATTCTAAAAAAATTAGAATATCTGATAATTTAGTTGACGGGGCGGTTTTATCTGATCAACATTTGCCATTGACAAATACCTTTACAAACTCCGATACGAACCGTTTGGCCATTGTATTTTCATTAGCTGATCAGATAAATAGAGATGTATTCAATCATATCAATGGACAAGATTTAAATAATTCAATTGGGAATCCAATGGACGAATTTAACGATTCATATAGTGATTTAGATAGATTACGCCATTTATATTTCAAAAAATATCAAACACGCAATGATATTAATGCGTTTATACGGTTACTTTCAGCATATGATTATACATTCTTTGATCAGATCAAACAATTAGTTCCTGGTTCAGCAAATTTAATCGCTGGTATCTTAATAGAGCCACATGTTCTTGAGAAAAATAAATCTAAGATTTTAAATCGTTTAGAAATAACAGTTAATAATATTGATTTAGATTATAATTTAAGATCAAAGAATCCAGAATCTGATGAATCACATTTGGATGCTGATATTATTAATATCACAGACTTAGAAATAGCTGCATCTGCATTATATACCACTATAACGCATGCAACTGAAATTAATATAACTGCATCTGAATTGCAAACTTTACTGAAATTAAATTATGAAATTTTATCAACTTTATATGAATCGTTAAAGCCGGCTCCAATAAAAATAAATATAGGTGGTATAGGTGGTCTGGAAACAATGATTGATAAACCTAGAATTGATTGCAGATATAAGAAAAAAATAAAACATTACACGGATGAAAATCGTGTCGAATATTCTGTATATCGATATTTTGATGATATAAACGAAATTGAAGTTGGTCCTGGCGCGGAGTATGTGATCACAAATTCAGAAACATCTTTAATGGAAATTAACAATGTGGATAAACGTCCATTTAAAACATATATTAATGTCGTGGATTCAATATTGAACCCAACGGCTTTCACTTACATCGAAACTGATGTTAAATTTTATGGTATTGCATTACCTACAGGTAGATATATATGCAGATTTTATATTGAGTGGCTGAACGGAACCAACACTATCCCAGGAAATGCCGTAGCTTTAGTTGAATTTAATGGTAATGAAGTATCAGGAAGTGGTGGTTTTGGTCTAAGGCTAAATAATCCGGGACCAAATCGTATAGTTGCTCCTTATTATCTAGAGTTAACTACTTTATCTGATGATATTTTGGATATCAGTTTAATACTGCGTATCAACGATGGAATTACAACCGACTCTGTATTTAGAATATATGGATTTGATATATTCGATTATAAGACATTGTACCAACGAGAAATGCTAATATTAAATAACATGCTTAATTATAAAAAACAGTTTGATACATTGGAACAAACTTCTTATCAACATGACGAATACGCTGTCACAAATAACATTCGATTTATTGGTACTAAAATATCATCCCCGGGATGGAATATACCATCGGATGATACATTGGATAAAGGACCCGTTGTAGAATATTTCGACGTTGACCCAACCTATTTAACTGTATCACAAGAAAACCAATCAAATATTAAAATTAATTAACTAATTATATTAAATTAACAGGAAAAATACATGGGATATCTTAAGAATGACGAAATTACCGTCGACGCCATACTTACCAAAAAAGGTCGTGAATTATTAGCTAAAGGGCAAGATAATTTTAATATTGCATTCTTCGCCTTGGCAGATGATGAAATAGATTATAGTCTTTTTAATCCCGACCACCCACTTGGTACCGAATATTACGGAGCTATCATTGAAAACATGCCCATAACGGAAGCAGTTCCAGACGAGACGCAAAATATGAAGTTTAAACTGGTTACATTGCCTAAGAAATCCGTCAGGATTCCACAAGTTGTGGTTCAAAATAATTCGATTACTTTAGATAGTGGTCAATCCGCAATGATTATTCCAGATACGCCGAACTATCAAGATGGAAATAAGTCATATGGATACACAGCAGTATTATCGGATTCTGATGCCGTATTAATGACAGTAGAAGAAGTTACCATTGGAACTGATATGATAGTACCACCAGCAACAGGAATATTCGATACTGATACATCAGTTAGATTGATTGGCAAATCATTTAAAATAACAGCAAAACCGCAATTGACAACATCTAAAACGGCCACTATCACAATATATGGTAACGAAACAGGTGGTCAGACGATTGTTAATGTTACAGTTAGACAACAACCGGCTAATTTCAATGCTGGATTAACTCAATAATTAGAGGATAAATGATAAATTTAAATAATACATTTGGTAAAACCACCGAGTCTATCGCATCTGTAGCTTCAAGAACGAGTAGTCAGAATTTTAGTATTGATGCGAAGTCAGTTATTGATGCTTCGATTATATCTAAACTAGAAGAATCTGCATATATTCTAACAGCAGTTTCTACGGATAGTACAACTACATCTGGGATGATAGCTTCAATGAGCCAATATATATGGCCATCGGTAATTGGTAACATTCCATCCTTCAGAGACTCCAATGGAACAATTTATGTCGCATCGGATCGTGGACAATTATTTAGAATTGGTACTGTGACCACTTCTGGAACAGGTCCAACCGTGTCACAGCCAACCCGTACCGACGTACCTTCAACCGTTAATCCAGCAGTTCCACCAAGACCAGTTGTAGATCCGCCATTAACGTTTACTCCAATATCGCCAAATAATCAAACTCCATTACCTTCAACTCCACCGGTCATACCACCTGGTGGAATACTTGGGTCTGGACAGTTATATACACAATTAACAGTCGGAGACATTGTACCTAATCAAGAAGATATTGTCACTCGTGCAATGTGGTCAGGTGGGTTGAGTAATCTCTTAGAGATGCATATAAATCCAAACCAGACAGTTAGTCAGCTAAAATATTATATAGAAGTTTATAATACTGGATCACTAACGGATTGCTTAGCAGAACCACAATTTTCTGTAGCATTTGGTCAAAAATATGGATCGGGATCGGAAGACCAAGGTGTACAAACTGATGACACTCCAACAAGAGCTATATATGGACAATACAGAATGTTATGTTTACACGGACAATCCCAGTCATTTACTATTGGTGGAGAAGTTGCCGATAATATTTATGTCATAAATGTAAACCGTGCTAGATTTAAAGATTTTGTTGATGAAGGTAATTGGCAGTTAAATCTACAAGCATTAACCGGTTATAATTTTGATAAAACCGCAAACAATGGATACACTGGAGATGCTTGGCTATATACTGGATCAAATGTCGTAGTTAAAGGAACTAAACAAGTGGTTTCATTAATAGATGATAGCCGGTTAAATGACCCAACAATAACTCAAGCTGGTGAAGTGTATAATATTGTTTCAGGATCATTAGAAAATTATAATATAAACGGTGGGGTATATGTTACAGGATCTCCAGCAGCACCCGTAGTTTATGGATTGTTCTATAAACGTCTTGGGGTTTACATATTAGATGCAAAAAAATTAGATAATAATTTATTTCTAGGTACAGTCATAGCAAATTCAACTGGTGGCGGAGAAATAGCCGGAGACAATCCAGCGAAATTGTTTAAATCAATGTCTGGATCAGCAATATATACTGATTTATCTGGAGATCCACTTGGATTTCAAGCAAGGTCAGCCGAAAGGGTAAAATCTACACAATATTTTTGTAGAGTTAAAAATGCAGAATACAATTTTTCAAATAATCCATCGTTTGTTACAGGGTCACAGGGTGATTTATTGCATCCAATCATGATAAATAATCCAAATGTATGGATTACGACTGTTGGATTGTATAATGAGAAGAAGGATCTGGTTGCTGTTGCAAAACTAAGTAAACCATTCAAAAAAACATTTGGTAAAGAAACCGTTGTTCGAGTTAAATTGGAATATTAATGAGTTTTATTGTATCAACAAATACAAACCTTTATCCTTATTATTATGATTCGGTAATAGGTCAATTTACAGAGGTAGAACCATACCCTGGAGCATCTCCTATATATTATTTTGGTGAAGATGTAGTAAAACAGCAATATGGTGGAACTACTCCTTGGTTAACCACTTCATTTTCGTCGGGTCATACTTGGTGGACGCCATGGTATATACCAGTGGAAGGTCCAGAATATCCAACACCAACTCCACCACCACCAACTCCACCGGTTAATCCATGTCTTAATATATCTGATTATGGTATAGAGCTTAGAGATGCCACGTTTACGTTTAAAGCTGAAGCGGAAAATTTCCTCGCCAAGCCAGAAACCGATAGAGTATCGTCGTTAGATCCTTATACCAGTGCCATTATGGTAGAATCTAAGAATTTTTCAACTGGTAGAAAATACAAGCAAGTCTGTACTAACTATTATATTGATAATTTAACTTGTTTCGTACAACATGTTTCGTATGATAAATTAGATGGGTTTGATGTTTACATCGCCAAGTATTATTTTCCAAATGGAATACCAAATTCTGTGAATGGTAAGATAATAATCGACAGTTCAGTAAAATCTCCCGATGGATACTATTATGTTACCAAAAATGGTCAGATATGTTATTTGGTGGAAACCGTTCCGACAATTCCACCAATAATATTTCCACCACAGCCTGATATTATCACTCCAGAAACTCCATTAGTTGGGGCTGGTAGTGTTTATTCATCTAATATTGAGACATTTAAGGATCTTGAATATATAACATCTACAGTATGGCCAGATGGCACAGCTAAAATATCAAATTTATGGAGTCACTGTGACGGTACTGGAGGTAGCACCGTTGATTTAACACAATTATCTACTTCATTTGATGTATATCAATATGCGAAAAATACAACGGTTAAATGTAATCCGAAATTATTTAGAATCTGCTTCGGTCAATGGAATGGACTTGGAACAGTATCAGATTCTCCTGGAAGGTCAATGACCAAGGCAATATATTCACAATATGCATCGAAATTACTAGGAAATCCAAAATCTAAATTTGTTATTAATGGCGTTGAAGTAGATAATATATTGGTTATTAATTTTAATTTAGATTTATACAAGACGCAACTAGATCCGGGAAACATTAAATTAAATTTAAGCACAATTGATAGTGACGCTCTAGATCCTAATGATTTCCACCCAGCCGATTTGGGAATTTTACCAACAACTGTTTCGAATGCAATTGTGGACACTAATTTTGGTCAAATGCAACAAAGCGAAATATTACCATCATATGTATTATTATCTGACATATCACCAATTGGAATATTATATCCACAGCATGGTACGCTAATTCTTAATGCCGAAGATATATTAGATCCATTTTTGTCAATCAATGATGCATATGGATTTAATGCGTATAAATTGTTTAGAATGATAATCACGGATGATTTATATGAAAATTACGGATTTTTAGCAAGACGTCGTGAATATAAATATATTATCAACTCGTTTGCACGCATAAGTAATTATTCATTTAATTTTTCAAACAATCCGACATTTATTACTGATTTAGATGGATCGATATTGACATTTATGAAACACAACCCAAAAGTTTATCCAACTGCAATTGGATTATATAATTCTAAGAAGGAATTATTAGCTATTGGGAAATTTCCTGCACCAATGTTAAAGACTTTTTCTGAAGAAGCAATCGTTAATATTAAAATTAGCCAATAATGATACCTAAGGTCTTTAAACGAATACCACCTGAAGATTTTTCAATAAATGGTATTCCGGTATTGAAGAATAATAAATTAACTGACATATCAGTTATGCACGGATTATATTCACCTAATCCAACTCCAGTTGGCTCCATCCAGGCAGAGAACGACCCAATAAATGATAATGGTGTTTACCAATCAGTATTTTGGCACTCACTGAAACACCAGCATTATATTGACCAATATTTAAGTTATCAACCAAGTGAAATAACTATACCATATTTGCAAGCTGGAGAGACAATTAAACCTGGATCGGTAAAAATTATTAATACTCAATATGGATTCGACTTAATAGATGATGGATTGGGAAATTTGTACAAATCTAATAGAAGTGATTTAACACATTATTTCAATCGTAAGTGTAAAAGTATATTAGAACTGGATTTTGCTACGTTGTACGCTACGGCAGGCGGTTATACGGGGTCTTTTGAAGGCAAAAACCTAATTAATGGAGTATATAATTATAAGAATGTAGCAGTTAAATTTAATAATGTTAAGATTTTTAACTCTCAAAAATATAATAATTTTATGAATGGGATGTCCATTCATCAAAAAACTTATATCCATTATAAACACCGTCCAGAAATGAATTTAATAGAAGGCAGTTTTTTAATTAAATTTAAGCTTGGAATTAATGGCTGGAATACTGGATATAAACTTATTAATTGCAATCAAATTCGTACCAAAAATTCAAAGGGCATTAAAACAATGCCGGTTGATTTGAATACAATTGACAAAACAGTGATTTACGATGAGATTGAAGAAATTTACACTAATTGCTATCCTTTCCATGTTGAAATAGATAATGAACAGGCTTTGGTATTTAAACGGTCTGATGGTAAAACCACCACACAAATATCATATACATTATCAGAATCGCCATCTGAATATGACGTACAGATATATAGATTTCCAGATGGGCAAAATTTTAAAATTGCAATGTTCATTAATGGTGAATTATACCAGGCCGTTAATGATTTTACTAAATATACTGCTAATGATTATGATTTAATTATTGGTAATTATGTTGATTATGGGACTGCCCCATTTGATGTTACATTGTCTGATATTGAAATATTCAATAAAATACCATATAACAATAGTGCTGATTTAATTAATTTGGCACGTGCATTGTATTTAGATAATTATAATGCCATTGTTGGAAAAATTATTTATAAAAATGGACAAATTATATTGTCATCCAGGTTTCATTCTGATTTTAATTATTTTGACAACGCGGCAGTAGAATTCACATCGGTGCATACTATTTATGAATATGATGCCACAGTAAGAGTTGGTAAAGGGGAATTTAATTTATCTATGAATCCATCGGCTAGAGTTTCATACGAATCAGATATTTTGATAGACGAATTCCAAAATGGTTTATTAAAACCATATATTACATCCATTGGATTATACGATGAAAACGGTAATTTATTAGTTATAGGTAAATTAGCACAAGCAGTTGAAATGCGGGATGATGTGGATATAAATTTTGTAATTAAATGGAGTATTTAGGTGATTAAATTCAAAGACATATTACGGGAAAATAAATATATTGTTTACCATGGAACTGATACTAAATTTGATAATTTTTCATTAGATCATGCTTGGGACGGATTCTGGTTCACTGACAATGTAAAAGCATTAAAGAATAGAGAAGTAGGCGCAGCTGGAGGAAAATATATAATGAAGCGTGAAATAACACTTAAAAATCCAGCTGGATGGGATGAATATGATAAATATTCAATTGACGAGTTAATTGCTGCTGGATATGATGGTGTAATATTGCCAGAATCCGATAGAACTGATTATTTAGTTTTCGAACCTAAAAATATAAAGAAAGTATCATGAGTCACTGGACCTATAATAACGAACCAATAGAAGAACTGCCACAAGGAGTAGCTGGATTTATTTATAAAATTACCAATTTAGAAAATGGTAAAATGTACATCGGGAGAAAATATGCTATTTCCGTAAGAAGAAAGGCATTAACCAAGGTTCAAAAAGCTGCCGGAAGGAAACGGAAAGAAGTGATAACCAAAGAATCGGATTGGGCTAAATACACTGGCTCATCAAAGGTTTTAAACGAAGACATTAAAAATATCGGTAAAGACAAATTTAAATTTGAGATATTGATGTTTGGAAAAACCAAAGGAGTGATTAATTATTTGGAAACCAATTTCCAACATAAATTAGACGTTATATTGTCTGAACATTATTACAATGATGTAGTTGGGTCAAGAGATTTCATGGCGCTGCGTGGTAATAAAGAATTAAAAGAATTATTAAATATTAACTAAGGATTATTATGAAACTACAACGAATATTAGAAAACATTGCTAATAACAGGATATCTGAAACATCTGAATATCCAGATGCAGCTTTAAAAATTATGGCTATTGTGAAGAAATTATCTGCCAGATATTTACCAAAATCGGTATCTGGAGTAGATTTACTTAAAATTGAACCTAAATTTATTGCGGCATTAAAGGCTGCCGGACTAGACTCAATTTCGAATGAAACTCTTAGCGCTCTAGAAGATGCTAATTATTCCACAGCTTTAGACATTATTTTGGATAACCATTTAAATTCAGAACCATTTTAACATATATCATGAAAAAGATTATAATATTTGTTTTATTATTTATGTCCAGTTTATGTATTGGACAGATGGATACACTTAAATATGGTATAACCTTAGGTAAATTTTCTGAGAATGGGGAATACATAGCGACACATTTCACCAGAACTCCATATGGGCAACCTATAATTATCAAAATACATTTAGAAGTTATAGTACCACGTGATACCATTGTTGTTAAACCTGGATTTAAGAAATTGTAGCTCGGGAATATAAAATATTCAAGTAAAAATTTGGATATTTGATTTATTTTTTGTATATTGTTGAATGATTACTGAAATTTTAGTAGATGTTCTTGGGCAATACACGGAAAAGTCAAAGGGTAACCTTGCATTCCATTGCCCATTCTGTAATCATTACAAACAAAAATTAGAGGTACATCCTGAATTAGGTGCTTGGGCATGTTGGATATGTCACACCCGTGGAAAATCGATTAAAACATTATTAAGACGGTTAAATGTTTCTGATGCTATACATAAACGCTATGATGCAATTGTGCCATCACACAAATACTACCATGATACATCAGATATACCTAAACCTATTTCATTACCAAAAGATTTTAAACCAATTTACATTAAATCGAATTCGGTTTATTGGAAGCGAGCATATCAGTATGCCACAGAAGAACGTAAATTGACAAATTTCGATTTATTGAAATATAATATAGGATATTCGGAATCAGGAAAATATTCTGGAATGCTTATTTTCCCAAATTATGACACTGATGGTCATTTAAACTTTCTTACAACCAGGAGTTATTTAGGAGATAAACGGTTTGTTAATGAACGAATTTCTAGGAATATAGTGGGCTTCGAAATGCAATTATCCTACAATATACCATTGATATTAACCGAAGGTGCCATCGATGCTATAACAGTTAGATTTAACGGATCTCCTATGTATGGATCATCAATGCCAAACAGATTGAAGATGTACATACTAGACAATGAAATATCAGATGTTTATTTATGCTTAGATCCAGATGCATTAAAAATGCAAATACAATATTTGAAATATCTGCATATATTTGGAATAAAATCATATCACGTTAAGATTCCTACTGGATATGATATAAATAAATTAGGTTACGAAAATTCTTGGAATTTAATTAATGAAACTAAGCCAATCTCAGAAGGCGAATTGTTTGATTTAGAAGTGAAAATGAAAATGACTGTATGATAATTGATAAAATATTTCATATATCGGATGTGCATATCCGAAATTACCAAAGACATACCGAATACAATAATGTATTTAAACGTCTATACAAATATATTAAGGACAATAAAACTCCTGGTTCTGTAATTTATTTAGCAGGCGATATTGTCCATCAAAAGACCGATCTAAGCCCTGAATTGGTACACATGGTTGGTAGATTCTTAAAATCATGTGCTGATATATGTCCAACTATATTAATATGTGGTAACCATGATACAAATTTAAATAATAATTCTAGGCTTGATGCTTTGTCTCCGATTGTAGAAAATTTAAAACATCGGCGTTTACATTATTGGAAAAATTCTGGAATTTATAAATTAACACCGGATTCTAATATATCCTTTGGAGTCTGTTCAGTATTTGATACCATTGATCAATGGCCACCAGCATCCGATTTGCCAAAATCTGATATTAAAATTGCATTACATCACGGGGCAATTATGGGTGCTACCACCGATTTAAACCATGTGATCGAAAATGATGCCGTTACGATCAAAAACTTTCGGGGCTATGATTATGGAATGTTTGGAGACATTCATAAGCAGCAATATTTAAATCCGGCCAAAACTATGGCGTATTCGTCGAGTTTAATCCAACAAAATTATGGAGAAACTGTTAAACACCATGGATTAATAGTTTGGAATATCGCCGCAGGTACAAATGAATTTGTTGAAATTGAAAATGATATTGCTTACGCGACATTTGAATTCGACGATAACCAATTAGTAACTAATCCCGAATATTTCACGTTGTTGCCTAAGTATTTAAGAGTTAAGGTTAAACATCGTCAAACTGAATTAGATATAATACATCAATTTCTAGATAAGTTAAAATCTAAACATGTATTTAAAGAATATTCATTACGAAAATTAACCAATCACTCCGATATAAAAACAGCGGATTTGTCGATTGGCAATGTTAGAGATATTGAATATCAAAACCAATTGATTACTGAATTTGTTGATAATAAAGATACAGACTTTGTTGATGGAATTAGGCACATCAATCGAACGGTTAACACACAACTAAATAATCTAGATAAAAATGCCAGAAATACGACTTGGAAATTGTTGTATATGGAATTTGACAACATGTTTTCATATGGATCTAATAATTCAGTTGACTTTAGAAACATGTCTGGAATTCAAGGTATATTTGCACCCAATGCAGCAGGAAAATCATCATTATTAGAAGTATTATCATTTGCTTTGTTCGATAAATGTTCTAAGACATTTAAAGCTGATGAGATTTTGAACAATCAGAGCGATTCATTTGTAGTCAAAGTCGGGTTGGAAATTGATAATGAAGAATATACCATTATACGACAGGGGTCAGCCAATAAAGACAGGAAGGTTAGAGTAAACGTTGATTTTTATTCATCATCCGAACAACTTCGTGGAAAAGATCGAGACGATACGAACAAAATTATTCGTTCTTATTTAGGATCGTATGATGATTTCATGCTCACCGCCTTAAGCACACAAACCGACAACCGAAATTTTATATTTAAAACACAACGTGAACGAAAAGAATTATTATATTCGTTTTTGGATCTAAAGCTGTTCACCGATTTAAATTGGCTTGCTAAAGGTATCATAAAAGATAAACAAGCAGTGGTGTCGAATTTATCAACCAAGGTAAATTTAGTAACTGAATCTGAAACTATAGGTGAAATAAATAGAAAGACGCAGTTAATTAACAAATACGAAGTTACTGTATCAGAATGTCACACTCAGATTTCCGAGTTAGATGCTATTATTAAAGCATCGTTATTATCCATCGTTGATATTCCAACAACTCGCAATAGGATCCAAATTGAAAACTCATTACAAGATATGGAACATGAGTTATCGGTGTTGGTTAATACGTTAATTCCTGATTTAAACAGCACAATAAAACAGTTAAATTCAGACATAGATAAATGTGGAACAACTGTAATTGATTATGACAGAGAGAAAAAAATTAAATTTGAATCTACTTCATTAACTGCCAAGATAAAGGAAACTGAAACGAAGCTAAACACCATTAAAAATAAAATGACTTCGTATCAAAAAGAAATTCAAATTCTTGAAACATACGAATATGATCCAAACTGTGAATTTTGTTGCAATAGTGATTTTGTTAAGTCTGCAAAACTCGCTAAAGAAAAATATCCACAATTGGTAAACGAATTCAATTCAATTTCGGCTGATTTGGTAAATTCGTTAGATCAAATGAATGAGTATAAATTGATACTTGGTGAATTTAAAGAATTACACAACAAAATTAATAATAAACAGCTAATAGAATCTAAATTACAAACTGCCCAACAGACTGTTGAAGTGTATAGACTTAGATTTAAGGAATTGAAATCATCGATCGCTAGAGTAGAACAAGAATTAAGAGACTTTACCGCTAATGAAAAACAATATACCGAAAATATACGTTTACGCAATATAATCGAAGAAAATGAAAAACAAATCCAGGATTTGAAAGATCGGTCAAAAAAACTAGAAATTTTAATGACTAATTTCAAAGTTGATGTTAGTAAATTACAAGAATCACTTAAACAAAATAACGATAATAAGATTGAACTTAATAAATTAACCAATGAAATATTGATGTATCAAACTTATGCTAATGCAGTATCATCAAATGGCATTCCATACAATATTTTAAAGCAGATTATGCCGGTAATTGAAAGTGAAGTTAATAATTTATTGCATGGAATTTGTGATTTTCAAGTTGAATTTTCAAATGATGAAAAAAGTATATATTGCCACTTGGTGTATGGAGACCAAAAATGGCCAGTTGAATTAGCATCCGGAATGGAAAGATTCTTAGTGTCTGTAGCTTCTAGGGTGGCATTAATTGAAGTAACATCCTTAGCGAGACCAAACTTCATTGCCATTGATGAAGGATTTGGGGTATTAGATGCCAATTCAATTTCTAATGTATATATGCTATTGGACAAATTGAAAGATAAATTTGATTTCATAATGTGCATAACGCATTTAGAATCACTTAAGGATGTAGCTGATAATATATTGACGATTAGTAAACATGATAATAAATCGTTAATACGATATATATAATATGAAGAAAACACGTCTTAAAAGTAATTTGATTACAAATATCAATGAAATACCATTTGTTGACACTGAATTATACTCACCTAAATACTTTGCCATTTATGATGTTCCGGATAGATTATATTTAGGTAAATCATCATTTAGAATATCAGTTAATCCGAAAAATTTAGTAAAAGATTCGAGAATTTATGTAGATGTATTAGATTCTCAGGGTAACCCCGTTTATTATGAAATTGGAGATAAGCTGCTAAGTGATAATTCGAGGTTGATAACTATTGAAATATATGATGATTCTGTAATTGGGGTAGGTCAGATAATACTTGCTGGTAGGTGTACTCAATATAATGGAGTTCCAATAAGAACAACGACATCGGAATTAGATATTCCAAATTTATTATATGTACATGAAGTATTAATTTCACCAGACAAAACAACCGACGACGAAATTATATTTACTAATAATCCAACGGTGAGTGCATCGTTGGTTACAGTTCCTTTAAAGACCACTACCGACTTACGACAAATTACTATTGATCAAACAAGTGCTGGACAAACGTCATTAACGTTACTTGAAGGTACATCTAATACTTCAATTGAAGTTATAACAACATCATTGACTGATTCAAAAATATCGACATTTACTAAAACGAAGAAACTTATCATGACATCGACGAATCCAATTTTCGTCAGAGATATGATAAATTCAAATATTGTAATTAATGATGTTGAAACTAATTTTCAGAATCAATTATCTGCTGAACAGTTATTGCAATATACTGAATATCTAGCTTCTGGCGGTCAGCCAATAAATACATCACCTATAACTGGAATTATTTCCGAAGTTTTGGATTTATACCATGTTATTGTAATAGCCGATATAAATTTACCGGTTAAATTTAAAGATTTTACAATAAAGTCGTTAATAAATTTTAATTTTTCGATTGACTATAAAACAAGTCTTCCAGAGTTAACTGACTCCCAGACAGTCACATATATAAATTTTCAGTTTGATAATTTAGAAATGTCTTCTGGATTTGTGGAGTCAGTCGAAATTGGATATCGTCCATTCAAAGATATCGGATCATATAATAATTTAGGCAAACACCAGATAGTTAAACCACAATCAATTTTCGGAACTGATTGGTTATTTGATATGTCTGGGGCTATTAATCAACTAAAATCACCAGCATCTGATTATTGGACGTTAACCAATTTATTATTCATGAAATCCGATAAAATTGATAATTGTCCTAAATTTCAGACGGATAATTTGTCTACTCCTGGATATTTAATATCCAATAATACGTTCAATTTTAAGGCCGATTCAATTTATAAATTGAAATTCAAATATTATAGTGCAGCTACATCTGGTAAAATTAATATATTTGTTCTTGGGGATAAATTTAAATCGTTTGCAACTGAATTATTGCCAGTCGATGAACCGAATTCTAATTTGATTGGAAGCATCGACCTATCTAAAGGTAATGCAGAAAAAGTTTTCTATTTCAAATCGTTAGATGAACAAAATGTGGGGATAGAATTACAATTTAGTCAGGACCCATTTTCGGTTACTCTGATTGAATTTGATATAACACCTGACTCAGATAAAGGATTTAACCCATCTGAGTATAATATTAAGGTTCCATTTACGAATTTTAAAGAACAAATTGAACTCGAGTTTAAAATTGAATACTTAAATGAATATAATCGCAAATCAGAATTTATAACATATTTAGATGGTGTTAGATTTGATAACCCGCCAGCAGTTATTGATAAAACATATATTGGATTAGAAAACGTAGATAATACATCTGATATAAACAAGCCAGTTTCAACTGCTACAGCTGCTGAATTAGCAACTAAATATCCAAATTCAAACCCAAGTGGCTTTGAAACCCCGGCACAATTAAATGACAGAGATACAGCTAATAGAAGTCGTAGCAATCACACAGGATCGCAGGCCATATCAACTGTTAGTGGGTTACAAACTGAATTGGATACATTAACAACTTCATTAAATACAAAATTATCATCTACCATACTTAATTATGGGACGATAGGATCGTTGACTTTGAATTTTAATAATAATACCACAGTTATAACGAATTTATCCGAAGGCCTTACGCTTAATAATGTTCCATTAGGCGCCCAAAACAAACCAACAAATTTAATAATTTATGATGGTGGAACAACATCACAATCAATAACATATGGATCAGATTGGATTGGATTAAATGGATCATTGCCAACGACAACCGATAAAAAAATGATCCATATGACAGTTTTTAAGACTGGATTAAAAATTTACGCAATAGTTAATAAACAGCCATAATATTATGAAAATAGTTATATACCCAGGAAAATTTCAACCCTTTAGCAGACATCATTATGCTGCATATATGCATTTAAAACAGCAATTCCCAGATGCGATTGTATTTGTAGTTAGTAGTAATAAACGTACAAATGATTGTCAATTCACATTTGACGATAAGCAATTGATAGCAGCTGAATTTGGGATCAATCCTAAACATTTTTTATATGAAAAAAATCCATATTCACCTGAATTTATAAATCATTACGATCTGTCCGATGTTATTCTTATTTGTGCATACTCTGATAAAGATTCTGGACGTTTAGCAACTACCAAAAAGGATGGAACTCCTGGATACTACCAACATTTCCCAACTGATGGCAATTTTGAAACCAGTGACAAACATGGTTATATTTACCAAATACCAAAAATAAATATAATGCACAATGGCAATATTTTGTCAGGAACCTATGTCAGGAATGTGATGAAGTATGGTTCACCGACAGATTTTAACGAGATATTCGGTTGGTTCAAAAAGTCTATTTATGACATGGTGAAAGATCGGTTGATGACATCATCGTTAGATGAAATAATCAATGGAAACCCACCCAAAAAATTAATAAATAATATATTGGCTGAAAAATTAATACATACCCGCTCAGTAATGGGAATTGATCGTAATGATATGCCACAAATAGATGACATCAATGCTCTTATGGAATGGCTGGCGGCAAATAATATAAATTTTGATTTTGTACACTTGCCATTAAAGAAAATCAAATTAACACAAACCTTGATAGATTCGGATAAGATAGAAACAACGGTTATCCTTAAAACTCCGTTGTTAATATCAAATGAATTTCACCTATTAGATGGGCATCATAGATTATTAGGCGCAATAAAATGTGGAATAATTACAGCTAATTTTTTAAAGATAAATCTATCCACACTTGAAGCTATAAACAAATTAAAAGAATATAATAAAACAAATTTTAAAACAAATTAATATGTCAGGAGCCTTTGGATCTATTAAACATTTACACCAAGCTAAAAATTTAACTTTTGGTGAAATTAAGACTATTATACGTGATTTCCGTGACGGCACAACTCCAATTTACGAGAAATTCGATGGGCAAAATTTAATGGTAACTTATATCAATGGTGAAGTTAGAGCTGCTAGAAACAAGTCTAGTCTTAAAAATCCGTATTCGGTAATTCAACTTAACCAATTTTTCGAAAACCACCTGGCCCACGTACAAGAATCATTCTCCCAGGCGATGTTAGCAATAAATGATTTAATATTTTATATAGATCAGGCTGACTTCTTTGAAGATGGATTGGTCTTTTTAAATTTAGAAATAATTAATCCAAATACTCGTAATATTATTGATTATGGAGAGCAGAAGCGGATAATAATTACTGGTGCCGTACGAACTGACGGGCAAGGAAATATAATATCACATTCTGATATATCGTCTGTGGATCAATTTAAAACCGACGACATGTTTGATGGTTGGAAAATTGAATTATATAATCGTCTGGTCTATGATGTTAACGAACACATTGAACCAACAATATACGAAATTGATAAATTTTTGGAATTACATGGATTAAATGATTCTAATACAGTTTATGATTTCACTGACAAATATGTTTATAAATTAATAGATAAATTCAAACTAACAAACCAACAGAAAATCCAGTTAAAAAAACGTTGGATATACGGGGATAAATCCTTGCGTATGACACATGTTAATTTTGGATTGTCTGCCAATGAAATACTTCATTATGAAAAAACATCATTGCCTGCAGATCTTGTTGATTTAGAATCTACATTTGCTGATATCATACAAAATTTTGGTATTAACCTAATAAACACTATTTCGGATAACGATACACGGTTATCGAACATACAAAGCATACTTGATATGTATTTGCTTGGGTTGCAACATGTTGGGAATAACAATATTAATGTGGAGAAGCATTTGGTAACTATCAAGAAATTGGGTGGGGTCAACAAATTAAAAAACATAGAAGGTATCGTGTTTAATCACAATGATGTATTATACAAGATGACTGGCCTATTTCAACCCATCAATCAAATTTGTGGATTTTACAAATACAAAAACTATTTATAAGATATAATACATTATAACAATGGATAAGAATTTACATAAAGTAAAGCAGATGTTAGATGGGGAGCATGCTTTACAAAAAAAGAAAATATTTGGATTTATTCCACCTGAATCACTACCGGAACGTAAAGTTGGAGATATATGGCAGGAGACTGATTCTAACGGGAACATCACTTGGATACAAAAAAAAGAAGGCTACCTATTTAAATCTAATAGACATCCAGATGCGATAGACGCCTTGGTGAAACTTCGCGAAGAATTAGAAAAGTTTCCAAAATGCCCAAAGGAAGTATGCACTGCCAAAAATGATCGACTAGATAAAAAATACAGGTTTAAGACTGAAATGTGTGCTGAATGTACTTGCAGAATGGAAGACGATTTAAGAATATCTGGAAAGTTCAAGGAATACGAACAAGCGAAAATGAAAAATAAAGCAATATCAATATTCAAAGATTCGGATCAAGTACTCGAAGAGATAGTTGCTCCATTACGTCGTGGATATTTTGAAGAAGTTAAATCGGATGGATCTATAATCAAAACACCAGTGGATCCGGCCATAGCTGATCAAATAATTGATGAATATAATGAATATAAAAGGGATGTATTAAATGCAATCGAATCATAAATTACATTTAATTATTGCCGGCTTGGCAATATTAATACTAATAGCAATAATTTATTACAACTCTAGAATTAATTCCATCGTTGAAAAACAAAGCCAACAAAAAATAGAATATATCAAGGAGTTAACTCCGGTTGTTGACAATATCAAGGATTCAATGGTTGTCACACTAGATGCCATCAGAAAATCTGAAGAACAAATCAAAATTTTAAAAACCGAAATGCGTGATATGCAAGTTGATACAATTGGCTTACAGGATGCAATTCAAATAATAAAGGACCGAAAAAATGAAACTAATTTTGATTTTAAGCCTATGCCTTATTAGCAGTTTTTCAATAGGTCAAGATACATTAACACAGGATGAAATTAAATTTGCCGCCAGATATATCGTATATCTCGAAAAAAAGGATTCTATATCTCAGGAAATAATCAAAGAATATGTAATCAAAGACAGTTTAGAATTGAATTTTAGAAACAGTTCAACAAAGATAGATTCTATACAGCAATTACAGTTGCGTACCTATGGTGAAATTTTAAACCCAGTTTCCCAAAAACCTAAAATAATTAATTATATTATAGCACTTGCCATAGGATATTTCTTGGGAGGTTTATAATGGCCGATTCGGCAAATATTAATAAGCAACTGCAGGATGTTATTGAAAACGAAAAGCGAAAATGTTTTGAAGATCCAATATATTTAATTCGCAAGCATTGTAAGATTGAACATCCTTTAAGAGGCAAAATACCGTTCAATTTATATCCATATCAAGAGTCCACCATTAAACAGTTTGATCAACACCGTTTCAACATTGTTGGTAAGGGTCGGCAAATGGGTATATCTACATTATGTGCGGCACATGTAATATCAAAAATAATTAGCAATGAGTCATTCAAAGTATTGATTATAGCAACTACTCAGCTAATTGCACGAGAGTTATTCGGTAAAGTTAAAGTAATGTATGATGGATTGCCGTCATATTTGAAAAAACATGCCCAGATTGTTAATAACAACCAAACCCAACTAATTCTTACTAATGGATCATCGGTTGAAGCAGTTTCGAGTAATAAAAATGCTGCACGTTCAAAGTCATTGTCTTTATTAATAATAGATGAAGCTGCATTCGTTCCTGCATTTGAAGAAATTTGGACTTCTGCACAATCTACACTTGCAACCGGTGGTTCGGCAATCATACTATCGACACCCAATGGCGCGTCTGGTTTATTTTACAACCTATGGACTAAAGCACTTAGTGGTGACGTAATCGAAGGGCTTGAAAAATTTAATCCAATCCGACTATCGTGGGAATTACATCCTGAACGTGATGAAACTTGGAGAAAACAACAAACAGCGTTGGCATCATCAGAAAGAGCTGCAGCACAAGAAAATGATGTATCATTTGAAGCATCTGGGCATACAGTCATCAATCCAGAAGATATTCAATGGTATGAAGCTAATACGGTCAAGGATCCCATAGAAATGCGTGGTGCCGAATCAAAATATTGGATATGGAAATATCCAGAATCTGGAAAAAATTACATTGTTGCTGCGGATGTAGCTAGGGGCGATGGATCAGATAAATCTACGTTTATTGTCGTCGATGTAGATGCCTGCGAACAAGTTGCAGAGTGGGAAGGACTATTGGGTACTACAGAATTTGCTAGAATTTTAGTATCAGTTGCAACCGAGTGGAATAATGCACTATTGGCAATAGAAAATGCAAATGTTGGATGGTCGACAGTTCAATCGGTATTAGAGCTTAACTATGAAAATTTATATTATACGGTTCGAAATGATCCATATGTGGACACCAATATTCACATTGCGAAAAACTACGACCTAAAGAATAAAGAAGACATGGTGCCGGGTCATACCACATCTCCTAAGACGAGACCAACCATGATTGGTAAATTACAACAGGCTACACAAGCAAACTCAAGATATTTGACCTATAGGTCACACCGTTTACATAATCAATTTAAAGCATTTAAATGGATAGACGGAAAAGCTCAGGCCGATTCAGGATATAATGACGATTTAGTTATGGCCATGGCTATTGCATTATTTGTAATAGATACCGCCCTGAAATTAAGATCTAAAGGTATTGAACTTAACCGGATGGCCTTAACTAACATTCGTAAAACCGTATATAAACCTGCAATGTCAACAGGAAATTATTATACAATGCGTGTAAATGGTAAATCTGAATCATTATTATGGTTATTATAACCTAAATTACTATTTATTACTAATAATGGAAGAACATGCTTAAAACGGTTTTACAGGGATTATTTTCAAATAAATTATTATTGGTTAAACAACCTGGCGACAGGTTGAAATTAATAGACTTCGCCCAGCAACAAAGTATAGGTAATCAAAATTCTCGTTATACATTGATGAGAAAAACCTTAAATAATTATAGTGGATGGGGCAGCTATCAGAGTAATATTGAATCGATTGAATTATCACGTCTAGAAACTTATTATGATTATGAGTTAATGGATACCGATGCTATATTGTCGTCGGCTCTCGATATCTATGCGGATGAAGCAACTGCGAATTCTCCAACCGGAGATTTAATCACCATACAAACAACTAACATAAAATTAAAAAAAATATTGGTTAATTTATTCTATGATGTTTTAAATGTAGAATATAATTTGTGGTTTTGGGTTAGGTCCTTAGTAAAAAACGGTGACTTATTTTTAGTATTAAATATTCAAGACGGGGCCGGAATAATTGAAGTCATTCCATTGCACCCATCCTTAATGCGAAGAGTCGAAGATGGTGATAATGTGCAGTTTAAATTCCAACCTATAGATGGTGGCTATTTGTCAGTTTCTAAAAATATTTTTGATTTACACGAAGTAGCGCATTTTAGACTTTTATCCGATTCGGCGTATTTACCTTATGGAAAATCTATAATCGAAGGTGCTAAGAAGGAATATAAAAAATTGACCTTAATGGAAGACGCGATGTTAATTCATAGAATTATGCGAGCTCCAGCCAAACGTATATTCAAAATAGATGTCGGTAATTTAAATCCCAACGACGTGGACACCCACATGGAAGAGATTATGAACTTGAATAAAAAAGTTCCGTATATCGATCCAGCAACAGGACAATACAACTTATCATATAATATACAGAATATCAACGAGGATTATTATTTTCCAATTCGTGGTGATCGTAGCGGTACAACTATTGAAACTTTAGATGGATCTGCAAATGAAGGCTCAATTGAAGATATTCAATATATTCGTAAAAAAATGATGCAGAACCTTAAAATTCCATTAGCTTATTTGGGCGAAGAAGAATCAACTGAAGGGAAAAGTTTATTGGCTGCTGAAGATGTTAGATTCGCGAGAACAATTGGTAGAATTCAAAAGGTAATTATCGGCGAATTATACAAGATTGCATATATACATTTAATGGCACAAGGATTCACCAATTCAGAATTATTAGAATTTGAACTTACCTTGACCAATCCATCATTAATATACGAACGTCAAAAAATAGAGCTGTTAAAAGAGAAAACAGATCTAGTATCAACGATGAAGGAAACGAATTTGTTTTCTAGAAAGTATATTTATGAAACCATCTTCAACTTATCTGCTGAAGAATGGAAATCGATGTCGGATGATATTATACAAGATTTGCAATTGTCCTTTAGAGAAAAACAAATTACCGAAGAAGGAAATGATCCTAAAATTTCCGGAGTTGCTGTTGGAACGCCACATACACTTGCTGCAATGTATGTCGATAATAATACGGGTGGCGACTCAAAAGCTGAAACGGCCGTCAAGCAATTATATGTTCCGGATGAAAGAATAAACAACCAAGGTCGACCACCAGAAGCTAATAAGTTTGGTACTGTTAAGGATACAGATCTTGGTAGAGACCCGTTTGGATCCAAAGAACTTAATTCTGCAATGGAAAGCTTAAGAAAAACAATGTCGATATCTCAAACCAACCCGGAAATTTTAACTGAAAACGATGAGATAATGATGTTAAGTGAGGCGGCAATTGATAAATATTCACATTTAATCAACGCCTAAACTAATTATTATATGAAGATAAAAATTTCAAAGTTTAAAAATACCGGTTTAATTTTTGAACTATTGTCAAGACGAATCGTCAGTGAGATACTGACAGAACAGAATTCAAAATCCTTGCAGATAATTAAACGATATTTTAAATCGTCATCTGAATTAGGTAAGGAATATTCGCTCTATAAATTATTCAGTGAAAATAAACAAAAATTAAACGGAACACGTTTAATTGATTTAGCGTTATCCGAATATTCTAAATTAGATGAGGCTGCTATTCAAAAACAACGTTATAATTTAATTAAAGAAATTAAGACAAATTATAACTTAGATGAATTTTTTCAACACAAAATAGAAAATTACCGTTTAAACGGTGCTTTATGTTATTTATTTGAAAATCGAAATTTCGGTAATCAACTTGAAAAATTAAAATCAAGAGAAATTGTTTTGGAACATCTGAATAAGGAAACTGAAGTTAAACCTTCAGCCAAAACATTGTTTGAAACTATTGATAGACCTACTCGATCATTGGCAATTAAATTATTGTTCGACAAATTCAATGATAAATATGGGAATTTGCACGAATCCCAAAAACAAATTTTAAGTCAATATATTTTAACTGGTCCCGATAATATTGAATTTAGAAAATTTATTCTTAGTGAATGTACTAAGATTAAAAAGAAATTACTTGAAAATACAACAACATCTTCAAGGCTTAACATAAAAATTAAAGAAGCTGCATCGCTGTTAGATAATATTATTGTCAGTAAGACTGTGAAAGACGAACATGTCTCGGCACTTCTAAAATATCACGAATTGATACATAAAATACAAGGATAAAATGGAGTTAACACAACTGATAGAAAGAATAGTCGAAGCGAGGCTAAACGAAGCATTTAAATCTGATTGCTGCATATAAATCTGGAAAGGACTACACTAAAGATTATGCTTACAATGCGGTTAAATCTAATCTTAAAGAACTTAAAGGTAAATTCAACTAAATTACATATAAATGAAAACAAATTTAATGCCTGGAATCGGGGCATACGTTATTGATGGTAAATTATCCGGGGCAATAAGACAATGGAAAACAGAATTGTCGAATTCGGGAAATATACAACGATTAAAAGAAATCAATGATGGATTTATTAAGCCATCAAGAAAGCGGAAAGCTATTTTAGAACTTGCCAAATATAAGGAGACTTTTAGGCAATAACTATAAATAATGATATTGGATTATACATGAAGAAAACATATTTAATTGATACTATGCCATTTCAACTTAGAAAGAACTTAAGTGAATCTATTACAACTGACGGACAAAAACGATTGGTTGTAACTGGTGTATTACAACGGGCCAACGCTAAAAATCAAAATCAAAGAATCTATCCACGGGCTATTCTTGAACGGGAAGTAAACAACTATCTTAATAAAGAAGTAGCGGAAAAAAGAGCCTATGGAGAGTTGGATCACCCAGAGTCATCAGTTGTTAATTTGAAAAATGTATCACATGTCGTCCGAGAATGTTGGTGGGAAGGTGATGATTTAATGGGGAAGGTTGAAATTCTTAATACCCCGTCGGGGAATATTCTTAAAGAATTAATTCAAGCTGATTTAACCGTTGGTATTTCTTCAAGAGGTATGGGTTCGGTTACGAAAATAAATGAAGATACTGACCAAGTAGAAGATGACTTTCAATTGGTTTGTTGGGATTTCGTTTCTAACCCATCGACTCACGGAGCATTCTTAACTGTTAACGAATCAGTAGATAATAGTAAACAAAATATTTATGAAGAAGCAGAATTACTAATACGCGATCTAATATGCGATTTGTCAGGAAATTGTTGCTTAGATTTAAAAGGAAAAGGAAAATAATATGTATTTAAATTTAATATTTAATTCTGAAAGAGAATATTTAAAGGCAAAAACACATTTCGAAACTAATTCAGATTTTTATGCTGAAGAAAACGATAGAAACAGAATGTTAGCATTTGAAGTTAGTGATCAATCGGATGCAGATATGAACGTTATTAAATCAATTCTAAAAGAGAAAAAATGAAAACATTAATAGAAAGAATAGTTGACAGAGTTATAGCTAAGAAATTAACTGAAACAAGAAAACCTAAAAGACGATTGAGAGAAGCAACTGACCCAGATGGAAATGAATATTTTCATATAAATGATTTAGAAGATTACATTTATGAAAATATTGAAAAAATTAAAGATACTATGTCTGATTATGGATGGAAAATAAAAGACATTCCTAAAATGAGAAATTATTATGATTTTGCAACATTATTAGGAATGGATTCTAGATTATTAAAAACAGTGGATTTGGAAGAATATACGTCATACGCTTATGATATAATTAAAAATGAAATTAGTAATGGTTATGAACGTTATTAAATCAATTCTAAAAGAGAAAAAATGAAAAGACATAAATTAACACACTTACTGAATGATCTCTTAACAGAAGACGTCTTTGATACGTCAAATCAAACAGCTGGTGAAAATGTTGCCACTGTGAACAAACAGGAGTTTCTAAATTCACTTGGAAAATACCAAGCTTACTCAGCATTATTTAAACAAAATATAGGCGAATACAAAACAGCCCTGGAATTTATTAGATATGTTGTAGATTCAGCTGAAGAAGTAACCCATACAGAGACTGATGGTTGGTTTGACGATATAACTGTTTCTCGACATATGAAACAAATGAAAGAGGCTTTTAAAGTTTTTGAAAAGACTATCATGGAAGCTGCTCAAATTAATCAAAGATTGACTGCTGCCTATGAAGATATTGGGAAGACTTTACAAAATTATTATGACGTATAAAATTTAAAAGGAAAACAAAATCATGACAATTGAACAAATTAAAAGAATTCAAAGAATAGTAGAGTCTATTGTGGATAAGAAATTAAACGAATCTACCAATAAACTTGGTATGCTTCAGCAAGCTATTCACAATATAACTATTGAATTGAAACAGACGTCAGCTAATTTAAATAGAGGTAAATTGAATCCATCGGAGATTAATACGTTAATTCAAAATATGGATAAAACGATCGGAAAATTGAAATTATTGAACAGGTAACGCATAATATTTAAACACTAATTATAAAAAACAGTAAATGCAAAGAAAACAACCATGGTATAATAACCGATGGATTTATTTAGGGTTGCTAATAGTAATTTTATACATCTTTTATTATGGAATCACCAATTCTACTGAGTATTATAATTACAATGCTCTAGAGCAAGAAAACAAAGAAATAAAACGTGAAAATGATTCATTACGAATCGTTGTCAAAGAAGTTAGGTCTAATATAGAAAAAACTACAATTATTCGTGAACGTATATCAACGGAAGAAGAAGATGCTAGAGTCTATGAATTAGAAAAACAATTAAACGCTTTAAGATCTTTGCCAAAAGATACGACTGCTGCCTATGAAGATATTGGGAAAACATTACAAAACTATTACGATTTATGAGTAATGTAATTGAAATCGATGATAGACAGTTGGCAGTTATTGATTGGTATGTCGACCAGGAATTCACGGCGTTAACTATTAACATTGATGGATTATTAATTGATACCAATTATACATTGAATGTCAATTCCGGAGAATTTATATATCAGGTTGGTAGTGGATTAGATATTTCAGGGAAAGATTTGGTGTGGACAATAGACACAACTCTATTAGGATCTGGACATCACACCGGCGTTCTATCTAGTGAATCTAATATAGCAGGCACTCGTTTGAAGATTAATTTAAATATTTATGTTACATGAAATACACCATTTCCACAGCAACTCCCAAGATGAAATTAAATGTTATAACGACAAGTGGATCAAGCCACATTCAATTTACATCTAAAACAAAAAATGCGAATATTTTAGTTGGTGAGAATCATGTGATATATATTGGAGAAAATCCAATGGTGGAAACGCGGTTAAATAGCATCGAGGCAAATTATATAGAAACAATTAACACAGCTTGGTAAATGACAAAAATAAAAATTAGTAAAGAGTTGGCGGTGCCCAACAATCTAGATTCAAATACTGCGTATTTTATTAAGTCAGGCACCGGGTTTGATTTATTCATGAGCAGTAATGATGCATCCGAGTTATTAGCTATGAATATGTCCCCGGATTTAAATTATTTTCACGAACAGAATATTCCTGCACAGGTATGGACAATAGAGCACAATCTTGGTAAGTATCCAAGTGTCAATGTATTAGATTCATCTGGATCTGAAATAATTGGAGACATACAATATTTAAATTCTAATACAGTTCAATTAAATTTTAGTGCTGCATTCTCGGGCACAGCAACATTAAACTAAGATTTAAAACTATATATTTTAATAGATTTTAAAGGATTAATATGTCAAAGAATTTCTTAGTTGATATCAACTTAAATAAATTTCAGTTATTAAATGCGGTAATTCAAGTTTTAACAACTGCGCCAGCAAGTCCTACAGCAGGACAAATTTATTATTCCAGTACGGATCAAACCTTCTATGGGTTTAACGGTACCAGCTGGTTAAATTTAGGTAACCAAGGTGCTGGAGAATGTAATTTATCTTTCTCGTCAGACGCCACCACGGTAACGGTTATATCTTCGACAGGAACTGATGCTACACTTACATCAGCAACAACGTCAGCCGCTGGAGTAATGTCAGCAGCAGACAAAACAAAATTAGATGGTATAGCTGCTGGCGCAACTGCTAATTTAGGTACAGTAACATCAGTTTCAGTTGATAGCGGAACTGGAATTTCCGTTACTGGATCTCCAATAACAAATTCGGGAACAGTTGCAATCACTAATACAGCTCCAAATGCAACCCATACTGGAGAAGTAACTGGATCCAGTAACTTGACGATCGCCGCAGGCGTTGTCACCAACGCTAAATTAGCTGACGTAGCAACCAATACTATTAAAGGTCGTAATGCAGCTGGATCTGGATCTACATCCGATTTAACCCCGGCGCAAGTTCGAGCAATGTTGAATGTTGCAGACGGAGCAACAGCTAATACAGGAACCGTTACTTCGGTAGCTGCCACAGCAGGAACTGGAATTTCCGTTACTGGATCTCCGGTAACAACTTCAGGAACATTGACAATTACCAATACGGCTCCACATGTAGCTACTAACTTATCAGAAGGAACCCGTACATCAACAACGGTCCCAATAAATTCGTCTACAGGTTCAGCAGCATCGTTGACTGCCGCTACGGCATCATTGGCCGGAGTAATGACGGCAGCCGACAAAACAAAATTAGATGGAATCGAAACTGGAGCTACCGCAGATCAATTGGCTGCTGACGTTCCATTTAATAATACAAGTTCCGGATTAACTGCCACGAATGTTCAGACAGCTATCGATGAAATAAAAACATACGCTGATAATCTAGTTGTTGGTGGATTTGTCAATAAAGGTGGATATGACGCATCCACCAACTCTCCAAATTTGGATTCTACTCCAATTGGAGGAATAAAGAATGGATGGACTTATATTGTTACGGTGGCGGGAGATTTCTTTTCTGAGTCTGTGCAAGTTGGTGACATGATTACTGCTAAACAAGATTCACCAACTTTATTAACTCATTGGACTATTGTTAACAAAAACATTCCTGATATAGTTATGGCATCGGAGACAGACTCAGGTTTAGTTGAAGAAGCTACTTCTGCAGAGTTAACGAGTGGTGCTAGCACAGGTGGATCTGGAGCAAAATTATTTATCACTCCGGCTAAATTAAATACATATTTGGGTATAACTGGTGGCTTGACGTCAACGGTGAAATATACAACTGCTATTGGTGATGGTACCAATACCACAATTACCGTCACTCATAATATTGGAAAACAATTTAACAATACGCAAATATATCAAACAGGGTCACCATATGCACAAGTTGAGTGTGATATTGAATGCCTAAGTACTACCCAGACTAGGTTTAAATTCAATGTAGCCCCAACCACAAACCAATATACCGTTGTAATTATAGGATAAACTTAAATATTTCATGGCACAAACATTCAATACCGATGTAGTTGTTTTAGGTAGTATTACAGCTGAATCTGGCACAAACGCTACCCATACTGGCGATGTCACAGGGGCAACCGTATTAACAATAGCAGATAATGCGGTTGATAATAATAAATTGGCTGATGTGCCTACATCTACTTTAAAAGGTAGAAAGACATCAGGTACCGGCAATCCGGAAGATCTTACATTCACGGAAGTGACATCACTATTAAATTTATTCACAGACACGAATAAGGGTTTGGTACCGCCACCTAATGGTGCTTCTGATCGGTTTTTACGTGGCGATGGGGTATGGGCTGCGCCTCCTGGTGGAGGAAGTCCTGGTGGATCATCTAATCAAGTTCAATATAACAACGCAGGTTCATTTGCTGGGGCAAGCAAGGTGAATATCGAAGGAGATAACCTAAAATTACTTACAACTACCGACCCATCACCTCCATCTTCCGATGGAATTATCCTTTATGGGGCATCGTTTGCAAACCGGATCCTTCCGAAAATAATTGGACCAACTGGAATAGACACTGCATTGCAAGTTGGATTACATGGCAATGGTATAATGTTAATCACACCAACGAGTGGTACGGCTGCCCCAAGTATAATTGGCGGAACACTTACAACGGCAGCAACAATGTCTTCACAAATAACAATAGCATCAGCAAACCGATGGCAAGCAACATATAGAAAAAGATTTCAGACGAGTACGACAGCTGGAAATACATCAGGAATGCGAACAAATTATGCTCAATATTTTAGAGGAAATGCTGCTGGGTTTGGTGGTTTCTTTTTTAGGGCTCAACTTGGAATGAACATAAACCTCAATGGTGGCCAAAAATTTGTAGGATTGTGTGCTTCTACAACTGCATTAGCTGGAGAGCCATCTGCATTGTATAATATGTGTGGCATGGGTTATGACTCAACGGATGCATCTTTAACCAATTGGTTTTTTATGCGTAATGACGGTTCGGGAACCGCCACCAAGGTAGATTTAGGTATTGGCGCCGCTAGAAATACAACGCATGGTTATGATCTTATTATGTTTATGGCTCCAAATTCTGGAATTTTGTATGTTAAAATAACAAACCTGCACAGTAATACAACTATTTTAGATACAAGTTATAACACCGATGTTCCAGCCGCAAATGGTGGAATGGCATTTAAAGCAGAAGTAAGAAATGGAGCCGTGGCTGCTGCCGATAATTTAGAAATTGCAAAAATTTATATCGAAACTGATTTTTAAACAACTGTTTTATATTAATTGTAACTATATATAAATAATATCCAGTTTTGAATAACGGATCAATCACAAACACAATTCTTATTAAGTCACATCTCCATTAGACTTAGGTATTACGAAAGGAATAACAATGAGTTTATTAAACGAAGCAATTGCAGACGCTAGGGCAGTTCAAAAAGCAGCCATCGCCAATGCAAAAACAATTCTTGAAGAATCTTTTGAAGCTCCATTGCGAAGAATGATTTCTAGCAAATTGGCTGAAGAAGCTGAAGATGAAGTTTTAGAAAATGATGACATTATGTCAGATGAAACAGTTACAGAAAACGAATTTGAAGACACTGAATTTGAAGACACTGATGATCTTGAATTAGAATCAATTCTACGCGAATTAGATGGTGAAGAAGAAGATCCGTTAGCAGCACCTGCACCTGCTCCAGTAGCTCCAGTAGCTCCAGCAGCACCAGTAGCAGCGGCTCCAGTTGATCCATTAGCAGCTGATTATGGAACTGATGACGTAGCAGTAACTGACGACGAGTTGGACGAAATTTTACGAGAAATGGAAGATGAAGAAATGGCAGAAGATGAACCAGAAATGGCCGAATCTTATAAATTACGAAAAGAAAACCGTAATTTGAAATCAGATTTACACAAGACTAACTTAAAATTGGCAGAAGCTATCAAGGCAATAAAAATTTTAAGAACTGGATTGACTGAGACAACATTGTTGAACACCAAATTGGTATATTCTACCAATCTAAACAGAAAATTCAAACTTAGTGAAAATCAACAAACAAAAATGTTATCGGCATTCGATAGAGCAAGTACTATTAAAGAAGCAAAATTGATTTATACAACTCTTGCTGAATCATTTAAGGAGACAACTAGTTTGAAGGCATTAAAAGAAAATGCTTCTGCTAGTAGAACAATTACGAAAACAACCCAACCAATTGTTGCGGGAAACCGTTTACAAAAGTTAGCGGGAATTATTTAAAAAATAAGGAAAAATAAAATGAACTTAAAATCATTAATGACCAACAATAGCAACAAACGAAAAGAAGAAGTAGCTGCAAATGTTGCAAAATGGGGTAGAGTTGGTTTGCTAGAAGGGTTGGATGAAACTCAAGCAAATAACGTCGCCCAATTATTAGAAAACCAGGCACATCAATTGTTGCGTGAGGCAAACATGAACTCAACTCAAGCTGGTTCTGAAGAATGGAACGGTATTGCATTGCCATTGGTAAGAAGAATATTTTCATCAATATCAGCGAAAGATTTCTTGTCAACACAAAGTATGTCAATGCCAACTGGATTGGTATTCTGGTATGACCATAAATACGCAAGTGGACAGCCTGGATTTACAACTGGGTCAGCACAAGGATCACAGGAAGACTCTTTATATGGTGTCACTGATGCCAGACGTGGAGCGGAAGTAGCAACCGGTGGTTTATATGGTCCAGGTAGATTTGGATATACTCTTAATGACGTGTCTGCCAATACAGTTGCGGCAAGCATAACAGAAGTAACTCCAGCAACAGCACCTGCAGACTTGAATTTCGACAGTGAAAGGATTGCAGTACTGACTGACGCAATAGCAGCAGGAAGAGTAGTAAAATTCACAACTCCGGTTTCGGCATTAACCAGTCCGGATTTACATGGAGTCAGAGGATTTACAGTCACGGATACCGCTGGAACTCAGATTAAAGCACATTTGGCGGGATATACTAGAACTAATGCTGACAGAACGAATATACATTGGATTGCGTTACTTGAAGATTCTCAAACAGCAACAACATTTGCCGCAGCTGCAGCAGTAATCGTTTCCTACCATAAAGAAACTACTGACATCACAAGAGGTGACTTCGAAGCAAACCTACCAGCTAATGCTCCATTGGATATTCCAACTTTAGACTTGTCACTTAAATCTGAATCAATTAGTGCAGTGACTAGAAAATTGAAAGCGGTATGGACTACAGAATTTGAACAAGACATTAACGCTTACCATTCAATTGATGTTGAAGCAGAAATGACTGCATTGCTTGGTGATTATATTACTAAAGAAATCGATTTAGAATTGATAGACATGTTGTACAATAACGCACAATCTACAGGTCACTGGTCTGCTAGATTAGGATTTGCATATGATAAAGCTAGTAACAGTTTTGTGCAAACACCGAGTAATGTTGCAGCATATACACAGGGAAGTTGGTTCCAAACATTAGGTACAACTATTCAAAAAATGAGTAATGAAATCGGAAGATTGACAATGTCTGACGGTGCCAATTTCATGGTGGTTTCTCCTACTATTGCAACTATTCTTGAATCTATTCCAGGTTACGCAGCATCAACTGATGGAACTAAAGGTAAATTTGGAATGGGACCAAGTGTAGTAGGTACAATTTCTAATAGATGGGATGTTTACAAAGTTCCGTATATGACTGAAAATTCAATCCTAATGGGTTACAGGGGTGGATCATACTTAGAATGTGGAGCTGTTTACAGTCCTTATATTCCATTGATGACAACACCAACCATCTTAGATCCAATTAACTTCGTGCCAAGAAAGGCGATATCTACTAGATACGCTAAGAAAATGTTACGACCTGAATTTTATGGAAAGATCTTTATTGAAGGTGTTAATACAATTTAAGATAACTAACTGATTATAAACACATTAAGCCTAATAATTAATTTTATTAGGCTTTTTTATTGACTGAAATTTGGATAAATGAAATATTTTTTGTATATTTATATTATGAAACGAAACATAAAAAACAAACCTAAGTCAATTGAGTGCGCAATATGTAAAAAACAATGTTCTGCATATTCAATGTCTTCACACATTAAACATGCACATAAGGAAATATTAATAAATGAATATGTTAGTTTGTATGGCGAATTTAGAAAGATTAAACATGCATCAACACGAAATTTGTCAAGAACTGTTTGTGAAATTTGCAATAATGAATATTCAACCGTTGGAATGTTTGTACATCTTCGTGACGAACATGATTTATCGCCAGATGAATATGCTAAACACTATGCAGAATATCGACCGTCAAAAATATCCTATAATTTAAGATCAACTGACAAATTTAAATGTTATATATGTAATGAAACTAAATTTTCAAACCATATTCAACTGGCACATCATATTAGAGTTAGTCACAACGTGCCGATGCAACAATATGCTTTGGAATATATATTTTCTGGGGTTTATCCTAAATGCAAATGTGGTTGTGGCAATGACATGAAAATTACACCTAGACCACCATATAGAACAAACTATATTTTAGGCCATGCCCCAAATGGGATGTCCGGTAGGAGACATAAACAAACGAGTAAAGAAATTATGTCTGCCAAATCAATTAGTAGGATGTCTAAAATTAAAGGAAAATTCACAAAACCAGAGTTAAAATTTAAGGCCTTATTAGAGTCGGTTTGTATTAAATATAAAACACAAGTTAATACCAAGTATGGGGTAATTGATTTTTGCATAGATGGAATCCATTTTATAGAAATTGATGGAACATATTGGCATCCGTTAAGTTTAATTAATATGAATGCACAATTATTGCAGTCGGCAATTAATGATAGAAAGAAAAATATTAACATTCCAGAAATAATACGAATTAGAGAAGACAATATACCAGATCATTACGATATCAATACCATACTTAAAAATAATGAAGTATTTAAATATCCAATTTCATTGCCAGCATATAAAGAAGTGTTGCTTCAAAAGGATTATTTAATTCATTTACGTGAAACAGATACCCCACAATATAAGAAGATACCGTTTTTAATTTTGAAATTGATTAGAACATTCGAAACTAAATTCCCTAAAATAGTTACAACGGAAACACTTGAAACAGTATTAAATATAATACCGAAAAAGATTAATATGCCATCGGATAATGTGTTTAATAATAATTGCAGCAATCTGGGTGTAGAATTAATTAAATCTAAAAGCAATTCGTATTGGAAATCATCCTATAGAGGAAAGATGTCTCCAATGGATGTATGGAATGACGATGATAAAATGTACGAAATTATTAAATATCGTATTGGAGACAATAAAACGAAAGAAACATTTGATTTCAGTCAACATCAACTATTAAGAGGTATATCAGCAAATCGATATACTATTTCATTTTTTAAACCAGTGTTGGCAGCATCTATTTATAAATATTTTTTGGGAAACAAAGTATCTCCAATTGTATTTGATCCATGTGCTGGATTTGGTGGTCGGTTAATAGGGTTTAAATCGATTTATCCAAGTGGTACATATATTGGAATAGAGCCCAATATCGAAACTTATAATGAGTTATTAGAATTATCAAAAGATATGGCAAATGTTTATATTCATAATTGTAAATTAGAAGATTTTCATGTTAGCTTTGATTACGATTTAGCATTTACCAGTATTCCTTATTATAATTTAGAAACATATTCAAATGTCATTACATATTCCAATATGGAAGAATGGACTGATAGGTTTTGCGGCAAAATAAAACTTATAAATAATTTAGCATTGAATGTTCCCATTAATTTACAGGGTATCTTTTTGGATTTTAACACTGAATATAGAATCCAAACCAATCCTTCACATTTTTCAAAATCTAGACAGCCTAAATTCGAATGGTTATTGACTAATTTTTAATTTCCGTTAAAATTTTGTTAATTATTTGGTAATGTCAAATTATCATTATAACTTTACGGTATTAATTAAAAATAAAATAAAAGTAAAATGAGATTTTTCAAACCAAACAAAGAATTATGCGAAAGTATTGTTGAATACGCAGGTGACAGAATTATAGTAGATGTTGGATGTGGCACCGAAGCTGAACTACTTCAAGCCTTAGTAATCGCAGGAGCTAAAAAGATAATCGGAATAGACATGTTTTTAGATTATCACAAATCTTATTCAATCCTACGAGATTTGACAAATGGGGAAGGATCAATACATCTATTTCCGGAAGAAATTTTGCAGTGCCATATAGCTAAGATGTTAGGTTTGAATCCAGACAGAGCACTGTTCCTTTTATGCAGACCTTGCCACCGCAGTGATTTAATTGACGGGGCAATATTTGTATCAGGGTCCGCTGAATTATTATATATTGGACTTCCTAAAAATATTGAACAAGATTTAGGTGGATTTGATTATGAACCAATAACTCTTGCTGGTACATCTGAAGATGGTGAAGTAATTTTAAAAATAAAAAAATAATGGAAGAATTAATTCAATACGTTTATGATACGTTGACATCATTAGATGTTGAAGTTGAAATGTGTAATATTAAAGTTGTTGAAGGCTCCTGCATAATTACATATCCATTGTATATGTATGAATATAAATTTTTCGAAATAGCAAATGATATTTATGCTGGAGAGAAGTTTCAATTACAACGAGATAAAGATGTAAAGGTTATTGATACTCAAGATACAATAACCATACAATACCGTATAATCGCAAATAATCCACTTCAGCCGGATGATATAACATCAGTATCTACAGGAGATACATTATATGGTGCTATAGCACCCAACGGTGATTTTTACGAATGTGGTTACAGTCAGCATCATTATTTAAGCCATGAATTGCTCGAACATGGAAAATTTAAAGATTCTTCGGATGGATATTCGGCGTTTGAACGTAATGGATGGCTTAAATTGACTGGTGCAATGCTAACAGATTGTGAATTCACCTTTGAATTTGAAGTTAGTTATAACAATTACAGCGATGGTAAATTTGAAAAAATTAAAAAACATTTCAGGATAACTCCAGAACAAATAGCTGCCATGAAAGCCTATAAACTTGCTCAGGGTAGTACTAAAATAAATTTCAATTATCACGAATATGACTTAGATGAATTAGATCAGTTATTTAATGATGATGGGTCATTTAATTATAAATATCATTGCAAATGAGTAAAGCCAGCAACTTAGAGAAATTGATGGAATTGGGATTAAATGTTCCATATTTCAGAACTTTGCAGTCGGAAGATGAAGTTGATTTAGCGATGTCCGATGTATTTTTAACAGATCGGGTTTCAGTTCGTTCATCCGGTACGATATCAACTCCGGGTCGTATGAACACATATTTAGACATAAAGAAGGAAGAGATTTCTGAATATGTTAAAAAAGTCTTCAATTCAGGACAATCCAAGCGAGTTAGAGATTTTTTGGCACAGATTAATTATGCTGGGTTATTTCAAGTTGAGTGTATCATACAAAATTATATTCCAGTAATTGCCCCTAATGATTTTTCTGCGGTGATCCACGCCAGAATGAATGGAGACAGTACTATGCAATATGCAAATGTTCCAGGCGATCAATTAATGGCCGGGGCTGTTACACCAATGGAGATTACATTGTCTCGAAATTTACCTATATATTCTGATATACAGAAAATTTTAAAACATTTTAATTGCGATCAAGAAATAGAAATTACTATCAGTGATGGCACAGTATATTTTTTACAGACACGCAACCTTAAAGATACTGCCAGCGAAACTCTAGAAGATGACATAATGGTGTCTGGAGAACATGTCACATTTGCAGTATATACAATCGCAACAGATCGAGTTACTGGCATCTTAACTAGAGATATTAATCATGCATGTCCAAGTGAGTGCTTATTTCTAACTGACGATACCACCTTTGACGACCTTGAAAAATTATTAAAATTCAAAGCAATATTAACCACCCGTGGTGGTTCAATGTGTCATACAGGGGCTATTGCTAGATTATTTAATAAAAATGTATGGCTTTCGATTAAAGATCCAACAAAATTAATTGATAATATGCAATATACATGTTGGATGGATGGGCAATTAACAAAATAACATCATTTTTGGTAAGATAAAAATAGACTTATGTAACATCATTTAATGATAAGTCTTTGAAAATTAATGAATTAGTGATTTACAATGTTACTTATAAACCAGTAAACATTGAAAAATAAAAAATTAACTATTTATAAATAGAAAAATGATTGAAGTACTTATAAGAAAGAGGATGAATGAATGATTGACATAACTAAATGGTCCGAGTACTTTAATTTTATTGTACCGGCGATAACAGCTATTTTTGGAGCTTTTACCGCTATTATTTTTAATAAATTCAAGAAACGTCTTGGTGAAGTTGAAGTCACTGGGACGGAACATGATACGGTTAAAAGAATTTCACAGTCGTCAATTGAAACGATTGAAAACTTAAATGCTTTCGTTACGAAAATGACGGAAAAAACACTTGCACAGAGAACTGAATTTGCAACAATTGTCGATAGTCTTCAAAACGAACTTCGCCAAAAAGATGAAATTATAACAACTCAGAAAAATGAAATTCATAAGTTGAATATAATTATAGACAAATTAAATAATGAATCTATTCTGGGGAATATACAATGAACGAAATGCTAGATAACTTAAAAGAAAATTTCTTCAAAGTGTTCATTGAATGGGCAAATGGTCAGTATGCTTTACAAAGCCATTCGAAATATGAACACACTTTAGATTTGCAATATGATATACTGGATGTGCAGCCAATTAACACGGTCATGACAATCGGCAATCAAACTGTTCATCGTTTGTTTTTACCTACAAATGAATCGATAATTAATTATGATGTACATGTAACTGATGACAGTAATAAAGGAATAACGGCAATTGCCGATTTCGATATTTATATTCAATTGAAATCAGGTCACATCATTGAAAATGTTACTGGACATGTGTTAAAACACAACCTTATCTATATTATTCCAGCCGGACAATATTTTAGATTCACAACAACTACCGGAGCAAATTATTTTATGACTTTGAAAAAAACCCAAGACTCAGTCGTAACTGTAAACCAATCACCAACTGAATTAAAATCAGTTTCATTTCAATAAATTTTTTGTAATATAAAAATAATGTTGTATATTTGTTGAAAATATATTAAAATGAAATATTTAGGAAAGTATCGATTGGCAAATGTAGATCCAAATAAATTTATGTTGGATAAGTTTCACCATTGTTTTTCTGCTATTATTATTGATGAGGATGAACACGGAATTGATATTAAAATCGATTCAATATTAGACAGCCAAGATGATAATAAATTTGGACAAATTTATAAGCTTAAATTCAAACAATTATCTGAAATACAAAGTTCGTTGATAAAAGTTTTTTGAAACTATTTATTAATAAAACTTATGGCACTAAAATTAAAATCATACACATTTCAGGATCAAGAATTCCAAGACGTATATGCTAGGATTCAAAAGATAACGATTTCTATATCTGACATGGAAACTGAAAAGGAATTGTCGGATAGAACAATTATTGAATTCACTCCAACTGTTGAATGCGCTGCCTTTGCTTTTATATATGCATCACAGGAAGCGCGTCAACAAAATGTTCGCCCGTTAACTAGAATTGGATTTATATTTCCATATGATTATACGTCTGGAGAAAATCCATATAAAGCTGCATACCAAGCATTGAAAAATGATTTAATCGTAAACAATAATGAGGTCACAGATATTTAATGGCACAAGAACCAATTGTTAATACATGGCCTGGCCAATCTACTTTTGCTGTTGGGAAAACTCCATATGGCTACTTTGATAGCGATTTGAATTTTCGTAAGGATATTGATAAGTTTGCTAAATGGGCAGCAACATCTTTAGGTTATCCAATTGTAGATGTGGAATTAATTGATATTAACTTCTATGCAGCATATGAAGAATCTATACTATATTATTGTGAGCTTTTAAATTCAGCTCAAGCAAAGGATACTTTATTAGATTTGCAAGGGTCGTCCGTTGATATTAATTTGACTGGACAATATGTTAAACCAACATTGAAAGGTATTTTTAAATTATCTGAACAATATGGTATTGCAGGTCCATCGGGTGGAAAACAAAATTGGTATTCTGGATCAATTAATTTAGAGCCTGGCAGGCAGGTTTATGATTTAACAAGTGATGTCGACACCGACTTAGAAATGGGAGATGCGTCCACTGATAAATTCACAATTAAAAAAATCTTTCATAACAGAGTTCCTGCCAGCAAGCGAATATACGGCCGTGGTATGGGGCTACAAGATTTCGATGCCGAATTTGGGGTAGGTCAAGGTGAAATGGTGTTAATGCCATTAAACTATTCTGTTCAGTTAATGCAAGCCATAGAGTTACAAGATGAAATACTTAAATCTGGATATTCATTTAAATTGACTGGTAGCAGATTCCAAATATTCCCTATCCCTCAATCTGTTGGCAAATTATGGTTTAACTATACTTTGGATAGTGAAGACTTAGAAAGTCTAACAGAATCAGCCCTAGGCGGTTTAAATCATATAATTTCGGATATTAGTAATATACCATATGAAGTTGTAAGTTATTCTAGGTTAAATTCCATTTCTAAACATTGGATTCGTCGATATGCTTTAGCATCAGCTAAGATAATGTTGGGTTTGATACGAAACAAATATTCGACCTTGCCAATACCAGATACTGAAATTACATTAAATGGTGATATGTTGGTTGAACAGGGAAAAACAGAACAAGAAACTATGACCACTGAATTAAAGGAATTATTGGATGCTTTAGGATATCAAGCTCAGATGGCCAAACGTACTGAGCAAACGGATGCGTTAATGACACAACTGGCAGCAGTTCCAATGAAAATATATATAGGATAAAAGGAAAACAAAATGGATAGAGAAAATTTAAAAAATATAGTTAGAGTGATTAATGAAACTATTAATAAAAGACTAACTGAATCGGCAGTTGACCCATTTCCAAATAAACGAGAAGCAATGTTAGCTATTCTTGATGTAATAGATGGAACTATGACACAGAAAAATTTTATAAATCAATTAGCATCCGCAAAAAGAGCTGGCACAATTGACGAAAAAAATTTTAAATTGTCGTTAGGTCAATTAAGAATGGATGCAAGAAGAGCCGGCGTTAAACTTGAACCGATAATTGATAGATTAATTGATAAATATCATTCAGGTTCAGATGTGTTTAATCCTAATTTAGGTGAATCCAAAAAATTAACTGAAAATTACTCAGAATATGGAGTTATTGCTACATTGAAATATGACCAAACCACTGATACTGGTTATAAAATTAAATCGGGGCAAAAAATAGAATTGGACATTGTAGGCGAAGACCCAAACACTAATTTTTATTCAATGCCGATAAAAATAAATAATAAATTCGTTGGATATATTGAATCGGAACATCCGAAAAACATACTCGATATCATTAAGCCTGGGAATAAATATAAATCTGGTAAAAACCTAACCGAACAAATAACATTGCATTTTTATAAAACTATCGATTCGGCAAAAAAAGCAGTTACTCCCGGAAAAGTGATTGTAAAAATTCCAGACACTAAGATAGATATTTACACAATATTGTCAAAATCCGAGCTTGATAATTTTCCTAAATATAAAATAGTTAATGAATCAAGAAAAATCACTGAAGCTCCAATTCCAGCCCAACCTTTGGCGCCAACGCAGCCAGCTCCAGTAGCTCCCGCTCCACCTGCGCCAGTAGCAACTACACCAGCACCTGCCGGAATAGATCCAGCTTGGAAATTAGATATGGTTGAATTTCTAGGTAATTCGTTTGCAGGAATGGCCAAGCAATTTTTATACCAGGCAAAGAAAGCCAACCCCAATGGCACAGCAGATCAAATAAGCCAATTGGCAAACGAATTACAAAAGACAGGCCAAATATCTGAATTATTCAAAACCCGATTTTTAACAGCATTGAGCGCAGCAGTATAAACAGGAAAAAATGATAAAATTTAAAGACATATTAACTGAGTCTAATTCAGAAATTGATAATTTGTTATCAACTATGCAAAAAAGGAAAGCAGGAACCGAATATAAAATGGCCCTACAAAAATTAATTAACTTAGCTCAAGAAAAAACTGGACGTCAAATATATACTAAACGCGATGCCCTTGAAGCGTTAGATTATATTGAACCTAGGATACGATAAATAAGGATTAAAATGATAAAATTTAAAGACATATTTCAATTAAACGAGTTGAATTTACTAATGAATGGGGGTGAACCCGATTTCCAAGTAGATTATGAAAGAAAACCTAGAATTCTAGGACCAGCTAGATTAAAAATATCTCCTACGATGTTAGAAGATTTAAAATAAATTAAGGAAAATTAAAAATGACAAGAGAACAAATTAAAAAAATAGTTAAATTAACTGAAGCGATAGTTAATAAAAAATTGAATGAATCTGTAGATAATACTATTGAAGGAATTATTGAAGATCGTGCATATATTGAACTGAAATCTAAAATGTCCGAAAAAGATATTAATATATTGTCTAAATTACTAAATAAGTTAGATAAAAGATCTGAAACGGCAAAGGACTATGACGGAAATGATTTTTTCGATTATGTTGAAAACTTGTCGGGATATTTTCCGATAGATACTGCCAATGATTTTTTCGAGTATTTGAAAGAATATACGGCCGCCGTCGAAGATAATATGGTAAATCCGCCACTAAAGGTGACTACAGCTATAAAACAAATACTCAAGAATACAAAATTAACTGAATCGATAGTTAATAAAAGATTGAATGATCAGTTCAAACTTTTGAAACAAAATTATTTCCTGAATTAAGGAAATCGATATCATTCATTAATAGACAATAATGCAATTCAGAGAAGATATTATAGTCAATAAATCTTTAATCAGGAAAGATGAAAATAGTGATAGTAAGTTAATTCCTGCCATCACTATCTACGATATTGATTATGCTATTCTTTGGCAATTACAAAATGGTATGAAACTTCGGATTGAATCCGATAATGAAATGATAGAAGTCCCAGTCATAATGGCCGCCGGAGAAAAGTGGGCACAGATACAAAAATATGGAGCGTTATTAAGAACTTCTGACAATAAATTAATGGCGCCATTAATTGTTATTAAACGCATTTCATTATTAGAAGATGAAATGTTTCAATTTTCGGATGTTGCTGGTAAATTATTATATTTGCCACCAAAAAATAAAGCGGATAAGTTCAACAATTTATCTCGCACGGATAATACCAATGAATCATATGAATATTTGATTTCGGTCATACCTACCACTGTTATAGTTAACTACGAATTAATGATATGGACGCACCAACAAAGTCAATTAAATACAATTGTTGAACAGGTGTTAACTTATGATCAAAGCCTTTGGGGAGATAATTTTCAGTTTTCAACGGATGTTGGCGAGTTTCAGTTTGAACAAATAAATAACTCAGGAGAAGACCGAGTCATTAAAGCTACGGTACCGTTAACGGTTCATGGTATGTTACGAAATGAGTTTACAGCAAACCAAGCAGATGTTCAGAAAGCATATACCATTAAACGAGTTGATTTCACAAATGAATGGGGAGAACCAGACTTTGCTGTTGATTACATACCTAGACCAAAAATCATTGGCCCGCCTGGATTAAAAATAACTCCAACCATGCTATCCGATGACCTATCTTGAAATTTACCACTGATAAAACCTACGTTTGCCACGCCTTCTAACTATTTATTTTATTAAATTTGAAGGATTAAAAATATGGCATTAAAAAATAGCTTTTTGTCCGCAGGTGTCTACACACGTGAAATAGATTTATCATTCTATCCACTTGTTTCACCAGCAGTGGGCATGGCCGTTATCGGACCAACAATGCGAGGTCCAGCGATGGTACCGACTCCAGTATCATCATATTCAGAATATCTTAGATGGTTTGGAGATGTATTTACATCTGGATCAGGAATTGAAGAAAGAGAGTTTAAATATCTGACATCATACGCAGTAGAAGAATATTTACGATATGGAGAAGTTGCTACAGTTGTTAGAATATTGGGTAATAGGTTTGCCCCAGCAAAAAGTAATGTATTAGCTAAATCTGCTTCTGGTGCTGCAATCACATTACCAACATTAATGAATCGTGAAGATTATATTGATGATGCAATTGCAGATTTTAATGCAGCTAATTCAGCATCATATTTAAGAGCTGATTATGATAGCATGGTAGATAATACATCTACTAATAATGCACTAACTGAAGCAGAATTTGCGGCTATTAATGATTTAATTGATTCAGCTTATAATAGTGCTTGGCAGACATCATTTGATGCCGCGAAATCACAAATGTCATTCCAATTAGTCGCGTTGTCAGATGGAGATTCAACAAATTCGGGAACTAAAATTTCAGCACTGAATGGTAAAACGAGCGTTTATGATGCTCAGGATAATCCAAATGGGGATATGGAAGATTTAGATATCTTACGTGAAGGAACACCGTACAATATTAGATGGGAAGTTACGAATGTAGATCCATTAAGAGGTACATTTGATCTTAACATTAGACGTGGTGATGACTCCAGCCAAAGAAGATTTATCTTAGAAAGTTTCAGTGGAGTTACACTAGACCCAACTCAACCAAACTATATTGAAAAAGTAATTGGTACTCAATATTACGCATTACAAGCTGATTCAAGTGGTGTGCCTTATTTACAATTAAAAGGAAACTATCCAAACAAATCTAGATACGTTAGAGTGGTCGTTTTCAGAAAAACTCTTAACTATTTAACTGAAGATGGCTTCGTCAGAGACTTCAACAATGTTGAACATTTGCCAGCAGCATTCACTCCTACTTATGTTGGAAAAATTAATATTACTGGTGTAACTAATACCACACCAACCACAGGATTAACTGGTACAATTAGTGTTACGGCTGCTTCAACTGCTGTAACTGGAGTAAATACATTATTTACAACAGAATTGAAAGTTGGCGATGTAATTAAATTTGGAACTGAATGGCATTCAATTGCGACTATAACTAATGATACAACGTTGGTATTAGCAACTCCTGCTGTTGCAACTGCTGCTGGTGTGATACCATCGAAAGTTACATTAGGTATTATTGAATCGACTGATATTAGTAAATTCTCTAAGGTAACTACTATATCATCCACTGTTCAAACTCCATTATTGGGAATATTAGCATTTGGTTCTGACGGAAATGTTGCCAATCCAAAAGCAATGAATGAAAATATTTGGGAATACAATACACAAGGATTAAATGTTGCCAGAGCTGAATATGGTCAAACCAATTATCTAGACGCCATTGATATGATGAGCAATAAAGATCAATTTGATTTTGACTTATTAGTTACTCCAGGTTTATTTGATTTATTGCCATCACACGCACAAATTATAACCAGAGCGATATCAATGGTTGAAGATAGAGGAGACTGTTTCTACATAGTTGACCCAGTTCCTTACGGTAAGAATGTAGGTGATGCTCAAAGAGCAGCTGATGGAAGAAATAGTAATTATGCAGGTATGTATTATCCATGGATTCAGTTCACTGATCCTAATTTAGGAGATAATGTATGGTTGCCACCAAGTGCTGTTATGACTGGGGTGTTTTCATTTAATGACTATTTTGGTCAAAAATGGTTCGCGCCAGCAGGTCTAAACAGAGGTGGATTGGAACAAGCAATTCAAACTGAACGGATTATGACACAAGGCGACCGAGATAATCTATATCAAAAATCTGTTAATCCAATTGCAACGTTCCCTAGAAATGGTGTAGTTGTTTGGGGTCAAAAAACATTACAGAAAAAACGTTCAGCATTAGATAGAATTAATGTAAGAAGATTATTAATCGCAGCAAAACGACATGTAGCAGCAACGAGTAAATATTTAGTATTTGAACAAAATACAATAGAAACTCGAAATAATTTCTTAAATATCACTAATCCATGGTTTGAAGATTGTAGAAGAAAACAGGGTTTATACGACTTTAGAATTATTATAGATGAAAAAAACAATAGTCCTGAAGTAGTCGATAGAAACGAAATGCGTGCACAAATTTATTTAAAGCCTGCTAAAACAGCAGAATTTATTATAGTTGATTTTAATGTTTTACCAACCGGGGCAGTATTTCCAGTTGACACCGTAAAAACTCAAAATTAAACTATTTATAATAAAAGGAATTAATTGATATGATGTTTACACCATTTGAACCAAAAGTATCGTTTCGGTTTTTGATGACCATAGCTGGCATACCATCGTATATTATAAAAGCTGCAGCCATGCCTAACTTGGACAATGGTCAGATTAATATCGATTTTAATAATACAGACTTTAAAGTGAAAGCTAAGTCTAGATGGCAGAATATAAGTATTACCTTGTATGATCCAGTAGATCCATCCGGAGCCAAAGCGGTACATGATTGGATTAAAGTTCATCACGATAGCCAATCTGGAATAGACGGATTTGCATTCAGTGAATACAAAAAAGACATTACTCTACAGGCTATGGATCCAAAAATCTCAGCCGTGGAAACTTGGACCTTGTATGGTACATTTATTAAAGTCTCAAACTGGGGACAGATGGACTGGAGTACAGATGAAGCAAAGACAATAGAACTTGAATTGTGTTATGATTACGCAGTACTTGGTTAACCAATAATCGCACTATATTAGATTAAAAGAGCCTTTCACAACGATTGGCTCTTTTTTTATCTTAATTGTTAATTTAATGTTAATAATTGAATTTAATTTTGACGATTTAAAATTTGTATGTATATTTGTAGATGAATAATGGCATACTTAATTAAGAAAATTAATTTAATTTAACTATATATTGTATATGGTAAAATTTAAAGACATACTTTTCGAGTCTTACATGACAGACGAAATCGATAAACAATTAAACGATGTCGAAACTGATATTTGGACAAGTTTGAAAAAAATGAAAGCGTTGCACATTGAAACGGATCTTAAGGAAAAATACAGTATCCTGATTGATAATTTAAGTGAAGCATTAAGTGACATCAGTGAATTCCGTTCAATTCGAAATACCTATAATAAATCATGATAGGATCACTAATAAAAATGCTAATATCCAGACGCATGTCAGCTGAAATGGGAAAAATAGCAGCATCCATAAAAGTAACCGATCCTGGGTTAGAAGGAGAATTTAAAAAAGTACAACAGGATATTAAGCAATTAGAAGACAATATGTCTTGGTATTGTAAAGCATATCCAGATTCTCCTATGTGCAAAGGTAGAGTTAATATAACATACAAAAAAGAAATACGAAAATAAATTATAATTACATATGACTGAAATTATCACGCCTGAAACAATTAAGGCTGCATCACAAGAAAGATTTCCAACTGAAATCGTAACTTTACCATCTAAGGGTTTATTATATCCTGAAGGTCATCCACTTCGTTCTGGAGAAATCGAAATTAAATACATGACTGCTAAGGAAGAAGATATCTTGTCAACGAAATCGTACATTGATAAAAATGTTGTCCTTGACAAATTGCTTCAATCACTTATCGTGACTAAATTTAATTATGATGATTTATTAGTTGGGGATAGGAATGCAATTATGATCGCAGCCCGTATTTATGGGTATGGCAAAGATTATAAAACAACTGTTAGAAAGCCTAATGGTAAAGATATGCCATTAACCATTGATTTAACTGAAATTGGGCATAAATCCTTAGATGAAAAACTATTTAATAGTTCGAATGTCTTCACATGTAAATTACCAGTTTCTGGAAAAACAATTCAAATTGAACTGTTTACCGTTGGTAAATTGAAGGATTACGAAGCTTCCGTAGCCGCAAATGAAAAAATCAAATCTTTTAATAAAGGTGCAGATGCAACGGCAACCACAATGTATAGATATTTAATTAAATCCATTGATGGAGTAACTCCTGATAAATTGGTTGAAGCAATTAATAATTTGGTTGTAGCAGATACCAGGTTCATCAGAGAATTTGTACAACGTGTTCAGCCAGATATCGATCTTGAATTAGATGTGGAGGATCCCGATACTGGGGAAACCTTTCGTGGTAAAATACAATTGGGAATTACAATGTTTTACCCAGATTTCGAAAAATAATCAGTTGAATTTTATATTCGATTATAAGTTTTTTGGAATAACAGAAGATTATAAGCAGAAATTACACACTGAAATTTTTGATTTTATTTACGAATGTAAAGGCGCAATAACATTTAATGATGTGTATTCGATGCCAGTTTCAATTCGCAATTTCTATATATCTAGATTAATTTATAAATTGAATGAAAAGGCCGAAGCCATAAATAAGGCCAAACGCAAACATTGACAGTACCCGTTCAGCATACCGTAAGATCTGCTAGCGGGTCATTCTTTATATATTAGTTTCCTAACTAATTATAATATGGCAGAAAAACAAAAATCCAATTTAACTGAATCTGACATTGAGCAATTACGATCGGTAATCAGGAGCTTAATGAAATCTGATGGTTCTAATACCAAGGAGTTTTTAAACGCGGTTAAGAGTGGTTTAGATACTCAATCGAAAAACTTCGCTTCGGTACTTAAATCAATGCAACATGGTTTTGTGGATTTTAAATCGTCTGGATCTTCTTTGGAAAAAATATTTAAGGATATATCTTTACTTAATAACACCAATGCTAAAGATATTATTCGGATTTTAAACAAAAATAAAGCATTAAAATCAGGATCGGATGTACAGGAACTTGAGAAACTGTTATTAAAAGATGTCATTCAAAATAACAAAATACAAGTTGAGTTAGATAATGACGATGATTATATTAAGATTACCAAGTTAATTACAGCTACTCAAAAACAAGCAGATTTATTAAACACTGATTTAGATTCAGTTACTCAACATTTAACTGATAATGCAGATATTATTGACGATACACTTGGTAACCTTGCCTTATTTCATAAACAGCTGGAAAAGTTGTCAGCTGAATATAAGAAACAGGGTATATATCAAGATATCATTGGAGTTAATATTAATGCATCTAAAGATTCTATAGATGATTTAATTATTACAGCATCGAAATATACAGATATGCTGTCTGTTATGGATATTCCTGCCATGTCCGCAGATGATGCAATCTCAGAGTTTAATAAACTTAAATCAAATTTAAATTCGGATAGCATAGACTTAGCTGGAGAAGTTGGGTTAAATTTTAATGATGCAGCAACCTTAATGTCTAATCGGTTTAATACTGAGCTGTCAACTATTGAAGACAGAGTCATGGACATTAAAGATAATATTTTAGCAGGTATCATGGCAATTGGTGGTTTCTCAATGCAACCAGATTCTTCCGGTAATACATCTATGACATCTAATGGTCTTCCAGTAACTCCAGAAACTCAAGATGCAATATTAGCCAATTCTCAAAGAATGCAAGACATGTATAATTTAATGGCTGAACATAACGCTATGATTATACGGGACGGTAAGGATCAGATTAAATTAGAACAATCCAAAATAAAATTTGCCAATGATTTAATTGCAAGCCATATTGAAATGGGCGTGCTTACAGATAATTTATTATTAACTGATAAGGATAGGCTAGATTATCTGAATGATCACGTACATGCTGCCGAAGCTGAAATTAAAACACTTAGTGAAAAAGAACAATTGCTCTTCCATATTCATAGTTCAGCCATGGCAACTCTGGCCATGCAAAATAAACAAATTAAACTATCTAAAGCTGAATTAGATGTTATGACCAAATATAGATCGACTATTCAATCGGTTGAAGGAACCCAATCGTATTTGATTGACCAGGTAGAAGATATGATGTTTAAATTACCGCTTTGGTCCAGAGGCATGCTAGGCACTGATAAAATACTAGATACGATAAAGATATCGTCGGATAAAGCCTTTAATTCAATGACTGAAAAGTTGTTTAATAAGGAAAACCCATCAAGTTTCTTCGACGCTATTTCAGGTTATGTTAAAGATTTTACTGGCGGATTATTGGGTACAATTAGTCCAATCAAATTGATGGCTGCAGGTTTTGCTTTAGCGGCCGTTGCAGTGTATAACATAATGGGTCGCGTGAAAGATATATCAACTGAATTAGGTGTATCAAAGGGAGAAGCATTTAAATTATACGATGCCATGTTAAAAATGGAAGGAGCTGCTGGAAATATAGCAGTAACTCAGGAACGTATAATGCAAATCCAAACTGCCCATCTAGAAAAATATGGTAGATTGGTTGATTTGACATCCAAAGAAGGTAAAGAGTTAGTTGAATACAGTTCATTAATGTCTTCTGCATATGGTATTGCTGCAGACGAAGCAGCATCAATGATTGAATTGTTTAAGCAAATTGGAGCTGATGACGGATTGGCTAATAATTTAGCTGCATCTACATTAAAAGCAGCCGAATTAGCTAAAATATCTCCAAAAATAATAGCTAAAGATTTAATAGATGGCGCTGAAGAAATTTCGATGTACTTTGGTAATATGCCAGAACAAGCCGCTTTAGCTGCCATTAATATACGAAGGATGGGATCCAACATTAAAAAAGTTGGAGAACAAATGCAATCAACATGGAATATTGAAAATTTCATGACTGATATGTATGAAGTGGCTCAATTAACTGGATCGGAAATTAATTTATCTGGGGTCTTTGATGCTGGTATAAATGGAGACGCTGAAGCTTTTCAAGAATCACTATTGTCAGCACTTGGATCACTAGACGAGTTGAATAACTATTCACCGCAAGCCCAAAAGAAAATTGCAGAGTCAATTGGTATGACTGTCGGTGAAATGAAAAATATGCTTAAAATGTCTGAAATGAATTTATCATTGACAGAAGCGGAACAATCGGCATTAAACAGTCAACTCGATACAATGGGAGACATTACAGGTATGTCTAAGGATGATTTGGAATCAAAAGCAAAATCCTATGCTGCAACCGAAGCAATGGATATGGCCTGGACTCGTATAACCGCCACACTGACACGATCTTTCCTTCCAATAGTAGAAGTTATCTCCGACATTTTGGTCGCGTTAGGACCAGTCATTGACATAATTGGGCTGGGATTTAAATTAATTGGATTAGCTATTAAACCATTTATACCAGCTTTGAAAAGTATATCTTGGTTAATAGGTTTAGCATCAACTAAGTTATCCGAAGGGATGCAAATCTTAGACGGATGGATAACTAAAGGTGAAAATATTGGCGATGGTATGGGAGAGTGGGTTAAGATAGGCGGATCGTTTTTATTGCTCGGCGGATTGATAATATCGCAATGGTCAAAAATTGGATCATTATTAGATAAATTAAAAGGCGGATTCGGCTCTATATTTAATGCTGGGAACGTTAAAGATAAAATTAAGGAAAAGATAATTGGTCAAGCGGGATCTGTCACGGACAAAATCAAGGAGACTGTAACTAATTCAGCTTCAGATACTACGAAATCGACAGTCATCGATAAAATTAAAGAACAAAAAGATAAATTAATAGAAAAATATACATCCAAGACAGAAACCGCATCGGGAAATACTAAATCTATGTCAGAAAGAATTAAATCTGGAATGGAATCTTTGAAAGATATAACTGGAGGGTTAGCAGATGCAATTATAGAACCTATTAAAAAAATAGGCTCAGGCATAGGAGATGTGTTTAAATCAATTCTTGGTGGCATTGCAGATGGATTAAATAAATTTACACCCAAAGCAGCAATTGGCGCTGCTTCATTGCTAATAATATCTGGCGCATTATGGGTTACATCAAAAGCATTACAAGAATTTAATTCAGTTGAATGGGAATCTGTTGCCAAAGGGTTGATATCACTTACCGGTTTAGCAGGTATTGCTATGTTATTAGGCACTGCAGCACCACAAATGTTAATTGGTTCTGCTGCCATGGCAATTTTAGGTTTAGCTATGATTCCACTTGCGTATGCGTTGAATATGTTCAATAACGTTAAATGGGATTCATTGGGTAAAGGTGCAGCAGCATTAGTTGGGTTTGGAGTTGTTGCAGCTGGTATGGGTGCAATATTACCTTTAATATTATCTGGATCAATTGCTATAACAGCCTTAGGAGCATCGTTAACAGTATTTGGTGCAGGATTAACCGTAGCAGCTTTTGGTATAGGTCAATTATCCGAAGTTACTGATGGAATTATAAATTCTATAACAAGATTGAAAGACATTAATCCAACCCAATTAATTGGAATTGCCACAGGACTTGGTGCAATATCAATGGCATTCACAGCATTTACTGGTATGGGTGCAGTAGGTTCAATGATGACTTTATTAACTGGTGATCCAATTACTAAACTGACTCAATTGGCGTCAGCAGCCCCAGGGATAGCGTTGTTGGCATCGTCATTCACGGCGCTGGTGGCAGCAATCAAAGAATTTAATGCTACATCTGTTGAAATGGATGATACTAAGTTAAATAAATTGAGTACCATTTCATCAACGTCTGAACCAGATATACCGAATGTATCTAATTTATCTTCCCAATTGGTCAGCGATAAAGAATATTCAAAAACTGAAACTAATTATAATAATACAACCAATATGGGTCAATCGTCTACGTCTAACAAGACTGAACAATTGTTGGCACAATTAGTTGCTATTATGTCCGAAGTAGCAAACAATCCAATTCCAGCAGTGGTTGGAAATGATCAAATTCCAGCTTTGGCCAAAAAAGTAAAAGCGTTTAATAACAGGTAAAACAATGACAAAAGAACAGGTAAAACAATGACAAAAGAACAGATCAAACAAATAGTTAAATTAACGGAAACAATCGTTAATAAAAAATTGAATGAATCTGATGGGTTTATTGACCAAATGACATCGGATAGTAAATATCTAGATGAACGACGAGCTGAATTTAGATCAATAATGACTTCGATATTTAAATTTCAAGATAAGTATGATTTAGACATTAAACTTGATTCAAAGTTTAAGACTCTTAGAGGATTAATGGATCAAATAATAGGAATGATGTAATTCATGTCATTATATACTTTAGGTCGAGATTCGGGCTTCTTAAAAGGAGTCACCAAAGAAATAGTACAAAAAATTATTTCAATGGAAGTTGCTATCTTTAAATTAAATATATTGGAAACGAAGACTAATATATATGGAGAATCATCTGATAAACACTTCTACGAACCAGTTAGAATATATGCAGTTATTAGACCGGGAACAAAAGATCCACAGGATGATGACTCAACCATGTCTTTTTCAAAAACATTTACCTTTTCATTCATTAAATCAGAATTAAAAGAAAAAAACTTAACAGTTGAAGAAGGCGACTTTATTTGGTATGACGACAAATATTTTGAAGTTGATAAAGTTTCGGGATCAAATTACTGGTCAGGTAGAAATCCAAATGCTGCTATTGGTATAACACAGGATGATTGGTCATTATATGGATATGATTATGCAATAGTTGCAGACGCACATTTAACGACAGAACCATCATTTATAAATAAAACAAATTCAACGAAAATTTTAAAGGAAAATTGATATGACAAAAGAACAGATCAAACAAATAGTTAAATTAACTGAATCTGCAATTAGTAAAAAATTGAATGAAAATTCGAATGGCACTAGAATGGCTCAGCAAACAATGTTACCATTATTTAAAACGATGGTTACTACAAAAAAAGCTATGGATTCAGGTAAATTAGATTCAGTTAGTTTAGGATTTCTAATTACTGAGATGGAGAAGGCATTGCCAAAATTTAAATTAATTTATAAAAATA